GCTGCGGTCGAGGTGACGTGCTGGTGCCAGCCGTAGATGTCCTGCTCCCTGAGGTACGTCATCCCGAGCAGTCGCCCATCGGAGCGCCGCGCCCAGACGATGGAGTTGTCGTTCTGCTGGTAGACGATCTCCGGGACCGTGAAGCCTTGGACCAGGTGCTCGGCCAGAATCGTCAAATCACGGCCACCGAGCCCGTCAATCTGCTGGTCGTAGCGGAGGTCATGGAGCGCGCGGCCGCGCGCCTCGACGAAGAGAATGGCATTGCCCGCCACGACCGGCTTCGCCGTCGACGCGCCGAAGTAGAGGTCTTGAATCGCATCCAGGCTGCTCGGCGTGAGCGGCCCTTCGGCACCTTCACCCGACACGATCCGATGGACGCCGTTGGTCGTGAGCACGGCGAGCCCCGCCGCCACGGACACCAGATGCCGGATCGCGTGGTTCTGGTTCTGCGCCATGCGGATCGCGAGCGAGTCGTCATCCTGGAGCGGCGAGCTGCGCGTGAAGTTCGCGCGTTGCCCGACCCGTGAGGCGTACATGGCGTCCGGCGTCGTGATCGTGTGCGCGAAGCACCGCCGCTGCTGATGGGTCGCCGACACGCCCGGCCGCATGTTGCTCGACGTCAAGTCGATGTCGTTGATGGGCGGCGTAATCGCCGGATCAGCTAGAAAGCCGGTATCGAGAAACCGCACCTTGCTGCCCGAGCCCAGCGCATTGGTTTTACACGTCCCGATGAACTCCAAGGTGCCGCTGCCCGTCGTGTCGCGGTAGACCCCATACTCCGGGCAATCGACGCCGGTATGGGTGACTTTCGTCCATTCGTAGATGTTTGGGGCGGTCGGCGTCGGGAACACCGCCTGCGCCCGGCTACTGACTGCCACCAGCGACTCTTCAAAGGTCACTGGCGCAAAGGCCGTGATGCCGATCTGGTTCTGGTCGGCCGGTCCCGCCCCCACGGTGCCAGCCGTGAAGGTGACGTTCGTCGGCGCGGCCACGGCCGGCCCGATGGAGACGGCCGACAACACCCAGCGCGTGAGCGCGATGAACACGAGTTCCCGCGCCGTCACGCCGGTATTGGTCAGTGTGATGATCGGGCCGGACTGATGCCAGTAGAACCCAGCCGTGAACGGCGACGGGATCTCGTAGATGGCGACCCCGGCCGAGGCATCCGCCAGCGCGTACCAGTAGGTCGCATTCGGCGGCTGCTGGTTGATGTGCGCGAGGATGCAGTAGTAGACGACCCCGCCATCATCGGCCAGGTCGCCCACGGTGTAGTTCGTGGCGTTCGACCAGTTCGTGACGCTGGCGTGGGTCACTTCGACGCGCGCGCCGTCCTTGTAGAACCGGAGATAGCCGTTGCCTGCTTCGATCAGGATTGACTCGTTTGGGTCGTCCGCCAGGTACGGGACCAGGAACTTTCCCGACGTGTTGTCCTTGCACCCCTCGATAAAGCCCCAGCCGGGACGGTTCGCGATAGCACCGCTTTTTTCGAGCAGGAAGTTCTTGAGCGTCCGCGCGGCAATCGTGCGCTTCGGGAGATCGGCCCGGATCTCAATCTTCGGGCTGATCTCGCCTCCAGCAAACGATCTCAAAATAATCGACTGGCTCATCGGTTCCGAATCCAGTCGGGATCGTTCGATCGCGTGTCTTGCGACTCCTCCTCATTGGCGGCCGTCGCGTGCGCCTTGGCCGCGTAGAAGGCGGCCATCGCGTAGCAGTCGGCTTGCGTCTTCTCGTTCTTCGAGAGCGTCGGCACGAAGAGCGCCGCCAGATACCACGCTAACGCTTCGCGGAAGTTCACATCGCCCTGAAGCGCCGGGCAGGTCGGACGGATGATGTATTCCAGCTCGGCCGTCTCGACATCGGTATCAATCGCCCAGCCGACCGCGTCCTGTGCGGTGCGGAACGGCGACGGCGCCGGATTGAACTCGCGCGTATCGCCTTCCGCCTTGATACGAATAGCCCGGACGAAGTCCTCCGGCGCCCGGTAGCGAAACTGCCAGTCGGAATTGAACGCCGTCGCCGCAGTGCCGCCGACGAGCGTCGGTGAGGTCAGCCGCGAGAACGCCGGCCAGTTGAAGTCCCTGAGGATGGACTCAACCGCGCTCGGGATAAACCGCCGCGCCGTCTCATAGGCCGGGCCTGACCCAGACGACAGGCTCGTGAGGAACTGGCTCTGCCCCACATGCGCGAGCGCGTGATTGACGAGCGCCAGCGTCGCGTCGTGGCAGGAGAACCGAGCCGCCCAGATCGTCTGAATCTGCGCGTCCGTCAGCGCCACGCCGGGCATGTAGACGAGACGGGCCAGCACGGCGCGGAGGCGAAGATTCGAGGCATCGACCGCCCCGACCCGCGTCGGTGTGAACGTCGCAATCGATGCGGACACATTGCCGTCTCCGCCCTCGTAGCGGACACCATTCCGGTAAAACTTCGCCACCCCATCCGTCACGACCACTGTCACGAGCGCCACCTGACGCACGCCCAGGGATTCGTAATCGTCGTCCCAGTCCGATCCGCTGTCGGTTGTAAAGAGCGGCGCCCGGATCAATGAGCCGGTGATGCTGATCGCTAATCCCGTAGCAGATGTGTGGCTCCAGAGCACGGCGCCTGTCGTGTCAATGTTGTCGTGAAGTAGTTTGACGAGCGCCAGAATCGTGAACGTGGTCGTGCTGGCCGGGAGCGCACTGGCCGGCGTGAAGAACGAGCCGGACGCGAACTGCACGCCCGTCACGCCGGTAATCCCTGTCGCCTGCTGAAACGCCGGCGCACCCGTCAGCGTGAGCGCGATGTTGCCGTACCCGGAGTCCGTCGCATTCCCGGAGGCTTGGTCGAGCTTCCAACAATGCTGCGGGTCCAGCGCGGCAATCACGCTGTCGAACGTCGCCAGATCGTCCGTCAGGCTGTGCGGATCGCGCTCCATCGCCGCCTAGATGACGGTATCGCCGGTCCCAGTCGCAGGCTCGGGCGGTGCGCTAGGGCCGTGGTCCTCGTTCGTCGCCGGGTCCACGCGCGACATCCAGCCATGAATCCCTGACGCCTTCCCGCGCCGCAGGATCGGCTTGTCCGCATCAGAAAAGAACTTCGGATCGTGCAGGTAGAACTTCTCGCCCTTCTCGACCAGGCACTGCCGCGCCGGGTCGATGCCCTGACGAGTCGCCCAGACGTAGAAGCCTTTCGCGGTCGGGGCCTTCGGCTCTGGGGGAGCCGCGAGATTGCCAAACGGTTTCTTCGCCATGATGGTCTCCAGGTAGAAGCCGGGAGCGGCCCGTCATGAGCCGCCCCCGGATGGGGTGAACTAGCTGATGTCGAACGAGTAGCCGCGCGCGTAGCCCTGCGCGAGGGTCGCGCCGGTCTCACGCGGCACAATCCACGCATCGACGGTGTAATCGACCGTCCCCGTGATGTCGTGGTTCATCCCGAAGAACCGGAGTGGCGGGATGCCGTTCGAGATCGGGATGACGTAGACCTTGCCGGCCGCGATGTCCGCGGTGGCGAGGTCGATCTCCCCGATGATCTGCGTGCCTGATCCGAGACCTTCGGTCGCGGACTGGATCACCTGCAGCTTCGCGCTGCCGGTCGTGGTGCCGATGGCCGTGATGCAGCAGAGCGCGGCCAATGGACGGCCCTGTCCGATGTCGCGCTTCGGGGTGACGTTGCCCGCGTCGTAGCAGTGGGTGGACACGGCATCGGCCGTGATCTGCTGCGCCGCGCTGATCTTGAGCTGTGCGTCGGGTGTCGCCATGATTCGATGTCTCCTCTGATGCGGTCGCTTACGAGACCGCGGTTTCGGTGGACAGCAGCCCGTCGCAGCGGAGGATGGGAATCCCTTCCCAGACCGTGAGACGCGAGTTGTCGATGTTCTCGTAGGTGAGCCCGCCGCCCGCCCCGACTTCGCGACGGACTTCCGTCTCGAACAGGTACTTCACGGCGCGGTTCATCACGAGGTACGGCGTGCCGGTGCCCGGTTCGACCGAGGCCACCATCCGACGCACGAGGTTCGGCAGCACCGAGTCCGTCGCCGCGAGACGGTCGCTGATGTCGATGTTCACGACGCGGCCCGCCGCCCGCCAGTCGGCCACGCAGAGGCCGAGCGACAGGTTCCACTCGTCGACCAGCATCGACAGGATCGAGCCCGTGGCACCTGTGGCTCCAGGCACGAGCGCGATGCCGCGGTCGATGTGTTCGAGCCCAGCCGTGAGGCCCTTCGGGTGCAGGCCGTGGATCGTGTCCGGCCCGACCGCCACGTACCAGATCGACGCGAGATCCGACGGGCTGTCCTGCGTGCCCGCCGCGTCGATCACGTTGGCCGCCGAGACCTGCGTGGAGGTCGACAGGCTGTTGAAGAAGCGCGACAGTCCGTTGAACGCCTTCGGACTCGTGCCCGCGTTGCCGTAGAAGAGCGTCGACATCATCTTCTGGCGAATCGACTCGACGAACTTCTGCGACTGGTTCATCCGGAACGTGCCCGGATCGGCGTAGGTGGCCGCAAGCTTCGCATCCACCTTTGAGAACGCCGTCACGAGACCAGTGCCGAACCGCTCCTGAGTCGAATCGCCCTTCGTCGGGCTGACCGCTTCGTTGTACTCCCGGAAGTTGACGACCGGCAGCGCTGTGATCACCGTCGTGACGTGGGTCGTACCGTCGTTGCACTCCATGAGCGGCAACCGCGGCATCAGTTCGTCTTTCTGCGCGAGCATGTTGATCAGCTTCGCGGGCTTGCCGTCCGGGTCCAGTTCTTTCACGCGATCAATCAGCGTGTAGACGCCCGTTCCAAGTGTGGCCATGAGAACTCCTCGTTTCTAAAATGTGATCAGGCGTTCTCCACCGGCAGCCCGAGTGGGTTGCCGTTGTAGAACGTCTCGGAAACCGTCTTCGGCTTCTCCGGCGGCTTCCCGCCTCCGCCTGTCGGCGGCCGGTCCTCCGCGCGTTCCTGGCCGAGTCGCATGAGCGCCGACACAATCGCCACCGACTGACTGCGCCCGGACGCTTGCAACAGCGCCCGGAGCTCGCGGCCTTCGGGGGTGTCCTTCGGCGCCAACCAGTCCAGACCGGCATTCGCCAACCGCTCCGTCTGCGGCAAGTGATCGCCGCCGAGCGTTGGGTGGGCCTTGACCGCCTCTACGTCCCGGTCGACCTGGGCGTAGAAGGTGTCCATCTGGCGGACGAGCCGAGCCTGCGCGGCCTCGTTCGAGAGGCCATCGGCGCGCGCCTCGTCCTCGAAAGCCTTCAGGCTCTCGGCCGGCCACTGGACCCCCTCGGGCAGCGCCAGCGCGTACGTCTCGGGCGGTCCCGAGGCCGGTTGCGGCGTCCCTGCAGGCGGCTTCGTGTCGGACTGGCCCGCGGTGCTTTCCGCAGGCTTCTCCGCTGCCACGGCCGGCGCGGCCGGTACGGCCGGCGCCACTCCGTCAGCGGGGATCTCTGGGGTCTTCGTCTCTTCGGCGACTGCCGTCGTCATGTGCCCTCGCAAACGTGGGACCGAAAAACAAAAGGCCCTGCACGCGGCGTCTGCCGCATACAAGGCCCCGTCCCTTGGTCCCGTTGTGAAGCTGGCCCGCTCGGGAGCGGATCGTCAGGCGGTCATGAGGCGCCCCTAGCCACGCTTCGGAAACTTGGTCTAGCTCATTAGCCCTCTACTCGCGGGTCGGTCCTGATGGGAACGCCGTTCACGGCTTCCAACGTCATCTGACCAGACTCGTACGTTTCAATGTCGATCGTGTCGCCGGTCTTCAACAGCACGTGAGCGTCTACTGGGTCCGTGAACGAGAACAGACGCTCAGAGTCTTTAAGCGACACGTCCTGATGGACATACACCGCGCCCTCATGTTGACACTTCACCGCATGAACGGTCTCCACCGTGAATCGCTGAATGGTTCCCGCTGCCATCATTGCCCGCCCATCCGTCGTCGTGCCACCGTGGCCGGCGGGTGCTGGTAGTCAGCACGCACCGGCGGTGTCAGATTCCGCGGCTCACCCGTCACCGCCCGAATCTCAGCCTCAAGTTCATCCACGAGAAAGGCGTTACTGATGTCCGGGGGCAGGGACCGCACGTAGTCGATCGCTTCCCGGTGCGCGCCGATGGCGCGCTCCAGGTGCGGATTCGGCTCGGTTGGTGTGCCCTCCGGCTGCCAATCAGTCAACGCTCACCTCGCGCGGCTTCTTGTCCTCGCGGTCAGCCCGCTCGGCCGCCTCGAACGCTTCCTGCTCCATCTCGGCGAAACTCAACCGCGCGTCCCGCTGGCATTCTTTCTTCAGCCAGCACCCAACATGCCGACAGCCTTCCGCAAACGCCATCACGCCCGCATCCCGGTTGAACGTCGTCTCGTCCATGCGCGCCTGCTCAAGAATCGCCTGCACGAACCGCCGCCCCTGCACGTTATCCATAACGAACCGGATATCGAGCGCGCGCTGTGCCTCGGCACTAAGCGCAGCCGCCTTCGGCTTCGGGGCGTCACTGGTCTGAGCCTGCGCCATTTACGCCGCCGTGATCAGCCGATACCGGCACTTCCAGCGCACCACGCCCGCCGCCGTGCCGGGATTCGTGAACGCCGCCGAACTCACGAGACTCAGGCCCGCCGGCATCGCCACGGCCGCCGTCGTCAGCGGGTAGAACACATACATCGCATCGCTCGCCGCGCCCAGCGAATTGGCCGCCGAGACCAGCCCCGTGAGCGCCGCGCCGCCCGACGCATTCACGCTGATGTTCCCGCCAGCCGTGTAGGCCGCCGTGATCCGATCGAAGACCGCTACGACCGAGACGAGTTCGATCCGATGGTCCGCATCCGTCGCCACCATCGGCACGCCTTCCGCGTGGCCGAACTGCCCCGCGCTCGTGCCGATGATGTCGGCCGGTGAAATCGTGCCTGTGGCGACACGCTCCACCACCCCAGAGGCCAGCGCAATCGACTCCGGGCTGATCTCGCCCGCCGAGGCTTCGGCATCGAGCGCGCCAGCCACGCGGAGCTTCCCCGGCACGCTCAGCCCGCCGTTGTCGAGCACCTGCAGCACCGGCCGGCCGCGCGTATCAAACAAAATCGTCTGGATCACGTTGTCGGCGACTTCCGTCAGCGCGTAGTCGAGATCGTCCGACGCTTCATCGAACACGGTGCAGACGATCCGGTACCGCTCATCGCCGCCGGACTCGTTCTTCACGATCTCCGACACCGCAAAATCAGCCGCCTGCTCACCCGACCACGACAGCACTGTGCCATCCGTGCTGACCGGCGTCTCCCACGAGGCCCCGCCTGTCCTCGACCGCTGCACCGCCACCGTCCCGTTGAACACATAGGCCGGCGCCCCTGAGAGCACCACCGTCAACGTCTCCCCTGACTGGACCAGCAGCGTGTTCGAGACGCCAACGTCGTCAAATGTGCCTGTCGTGGCCATAAATCTCCTAGAGGGCTCCCGCCATCTCCACCGCGCGCGTGAGCGCGGTATCGCCCGTCATGGGCGTCGTGCCGGCATTCTTGAGCGCCGTGCTCATGTCCTTCGCCTGCTGGGCCGCGGCGGCTTCCTGCTGCTGCCGCGCCCGTTCGGTAATGCGCGCAATGGCGGCCTCGGTCGACCGGATCACCTTCGGGCTCACGCCCAGCGCCTCGCCGTACTCGTCGACCATCTCCATCGCGTCAATCTTCTCGATGATGTCAGGCAGCACCCCCGCCATCGGGAGCACCGTGGCCGCGAAGCGATCCAGCCCGACCGCGCGCGTCACCTTCATCTGCTCAGCCAAGACCGACGTGAAATGCACCGGCAGGCGCATCCCGCGCAGTTCCTCGGGCGGCTCCGGCAGCATCCGCGCGTCCGACAGCACATCAAACCCGCGATCGACCACCCGCTCCAGAAACTCCTCGTTCAGCCGCTCGAGCGCGGGCAAGAGCACGAGCTTTTCCTTGTCGCGGAGTTTCGCTTCCTCAGCCGTCATCGGCTGGCCGTAGGGATTCGACTGGAACGACAGGAACAACTGCTCGAAGCAACCGCCGCGGATGCGAGACCGCACCTGTTCCTGCTTCAGGTCGAAGTGCTGCATCCCTTCGACGCGCAGTTCGTGAATCGGGCGCAGGCTGTTCGACTGGTCCCGCGGATCGGCGCCCGTGTAGTGCCCTGGCAAGAGCGAGACCATGCTGGCCTTGAGCGACGACGGCCCGGTGATGGCCGGGTCGATAAACTTATCGAGCCACTGATTGCCCTTGCGCTCCATGCGCTGGAGCTGCTTGACGTCGCCCTTAATGAGCATGCCGGGACACTTCATCCCGTAGGCGTCGTTCCCTGTGACCTTCCACCGAGGCGCCATCACCGGGAACGACCGGAAGCCGGACTCGCGGAGCACCCCGTCGTGCTCCTGACGGCCCACCTCGAACCAACACGAGGTAAAAGGCAGATACCTGGCGTTCAGCCGGGTCGGGTCAGCCTGGTTGTTTGGCATCACGATCCAGCAGCACTCCACCGAGTCTTCGTATCTCTTGTCGTCCCACGCCGTCCGAACCGCCTGCGAGAAGTTCTCAGGGTTCGCGATCTTGCCGTCTCGCAGGACGCCGAACTCGGTCACGACCTGCCTGACTGTGAACTGCTCCTCGAGCACGAACGTACAGACCTCGCGGCGCCGGTCGAGGCCAATCGCGTAGGAACCCAGCGGATACGTGTAGAACCGCAGCACGTCCTCGTCGTCCTCGAAGCAGGCCATCGCGGCGGTGCCGTACGTCGACACGTCCCCGTAGACCTCCGGACAGGCGTTGTAGAAGTTCGAGAGGATCAGCACCGCGTTCAGCCGGCGCTCCACCTCGTGGAGATAGGTCTTGACGGCACCCGACTCGCTCAACTCAGGATCCGGCGTCGTGAGCTTGAACCAGGGCCGCGTCTGGGCGCTCATACCCGAGTACAGGAACGATTCGAGCCGGTCGAGGCTCAGCGTGGCCGTATTGTCGAGAATGTCTTTGGCGCGGTCCTTGGGCCGGTTGCGCTCGTTCGTGGTGATGCGGAGGCGGCCCGGCTTGGCGTACTCCTCGATCTCCTGCCAGAGCACCATGAGCGGCTGGCGGTCGGACCAGAGCTTGTCTTTCAGCGTCTGGTACTCCTCGCGCTTGCGGAGCTGAAAGCTCGCCATCAGTAGGCCACGATCCCGCCGCCCAGCCGCCGACGGTTCAGGGTGGCCTTCGGCGCTGTGGCCGCCGCATCGGCCGGCTGGCCTTCGAGGAGCAGCGCGTTCTTGGCCGCCTTCTTCCGCTGACGGCCCGCCGCGCCGAGGGCGTCTCGCTCCAGTGAAGGGAAGTCGACGGGCGGCGGGAGCGGGGGATCGCCAATCAGGCCCTCACGCGGCCGTGGGACCGCAATGCCACGGATGGCCTCTGGCGGGAGCGGCGTATCGCCACGGCGACCCGTGCGCGCGCGCGCCGCGAGGTCACTGCCGCCGTTCCGCCACCAATAACTCATGCGGGTCGCTTAACCACACCACGAGATACACGCGATGTCTAGGGGCTGATACGCATCCGCCACGCGGTTTCGATGGGCTCGCAGGCATGGCGACGGAAGAACCGGGCGAGCCGTGGACGGGCGACCGGTTGAATCAGCCGCGCCTCACGAATGCCACGCGCCCGACAGGCCTCCCGAAACGCCAGCAGCAGCCGCGGGCCGGCCGCCGTGCCGCGCTTCGACGGCACGACATACCAGAGCATCTGATCGGCGTACGGTTGGCCTGAGAGCGGGTGACGCGCCAGCGCCGCTACAAAACACCCGATAGGCTGGTCTGCCTCCGCGATGAGTGCCAGCGTGTCCGTAGACAGGCTCAGCGCCTCCCACGGCACCGGGCCGGCGTCGTAGCCGCGCTCGTCCCACGCCGCCTTAGCGAAGGCTTCAAGGATGGGGCGATCAGCGTCAGTCGCGGGGCGTATAATCACGGGCAACCCGGTGGTGTAACGGCGCACACTCGACACCTAGTAGTCGAGAGGACACGGCTTGCCACCGTGCGACGGTTCAAGCCTCCAGGTCATCCATCGTCTTCGCCTTCTGCGACCGCCCCACCTGAAAATGCTCCGACATCTCGACGTCCGCCGGCATGTCCGGCAAGGCGCACGTGTTCGCGTAGCCGTCCCAAAGGTCCGGGCTGTAGCCCAGCCGCTTCTTCATCACTTCCTTCGGTTCGAGCAGCAGTTTCCCGCTCTTGAACGTATACGTGATGCCCGTGAACTCCCGCGGCAAACTGGAGTCATTCGGCAGCGCCCCGCCCCGCTTCACCCACTCCGCCAGCTCCCAGCCAATCTCAGACCGCTTATTGAAGAACTTCGGATCGTTCGGTTTGCCTGCGTACTCGACCGAGATGACAGACCGGCCGGCCAGCTTCAGGTTGTCAATGACCCCAGCGCCGTAGCCGCCTGTGGCGTCCACGAGCATCAGCACGTCGTCGGGATGCCGCCCCTTCGCCCACTTCTGCTGCCCGACCACCGCCCGCGCCGCTATCTCGTTCGTCGTCGCGTGCCGCATCACGATCGCCGGAAACGCCTGCAGCCCCTGCCTCGGACAGAGCGTCGTGCGATCGTCCCCGAACCGTGCCACGTCAATCCCTAGTCGCTTCTGGCTGAAGATGTACTGGTGCGGCTGGAGCGTCCGACTCATCGCCGCCGTCACATCCTCCAGGCCCAGGAGCGAATTGATACTCGCGCTCGGAAACTGTCCGAGAATGTAACTCTTGACCCACGGGTTATCCCGGCCGAATTGGTCGATTTGCGTCTGCGACTCGCAGCGCGGGCACCCGCACGGACCCTGACTGACGTGCTGAGCCGCAAACCGGGGCGAGTTCACCCAGGCGTGCGGGTCGTCCGGATCACCCGTGACCACGATGATGTTCCACTGCGGCCGGAGTTCGTTCGCCGCGGCGTGAAGCATCCCTTCCAAACTGATCGGGTTGCCCGCCTGCAGGATCTTCCCGATGTCACACCGGAGCAGCGACTGATTCGCTGCATTCAGCACCGACGGCGGGATAGCGCCTGACTCGTCAATCAGCGTGACAACGTACTTCGAGTGCAACCCGGACAGCGTGGCGCCCTGCTCGTCCGCATTCGCCGTCTTCGGCCAGGACCGGGCCGACAGAAACCATGTCGACGGGTGATCATTCGCAAAGATGCGCTCGCTGGTACAGGTGAAGGCCGCCGAGACATACGGGCTGACCGCGTGCCACTTGAGCAGCTCTTTCCAGAGATTGTCTTTCAGGTTCTTTTCCGAGATGGAGACGGCGGCGCCCTGCGGATGCTCGCGCGTCTCCCCTTGACAGCCGAGGAACCAGAGGCCGCACCACGCCAGCACGGCCGACTTGCCGGGGCCGGCGCAGGCTTGGAGACTGATGCGGCGATGCTCGGGCTTGGGCGAGGCGAACAGAAGCGCGGCCTGCTCCTGCCACGGATCTAAACTGACCTGAAACTGCTCGTCGATGAACCGGAGAATGCCTCTGTCCTCGCGCCAATTCTTGATGCGCGCCGCAGCCGCTCTCACCCGCGGGATTCCGTGAGGATGTCTTCGAGGCTGATCCGGCCGGAATGCTTCACAGACATGGAATGCCGGCCTTCGCACTTGTTCAACTCGCCAATGGCCTTCAACCGGATATGCCAGTCGGCGCCCGCGTCTCTGGCGGCTGCTGTGGCGATGCGGTCACGCTCGTTCGCATCGGCGATAGCCGCGTCTGTGCGCTGAGCCTGAACCGCCTCAAGGGCAGCCCTGACGTTGGCTTTTGTTAACAGCCGGCTGGCCTGCGCCCGGGCATTATCTGGCTTGTAGCCAGCCGCCACAGCCGCTGCTGCCCCATTCCCGCGGCAGTCGCCCAGGTAGGCGTCGATGAACCGCCGTTCTTTCTCGCTGAGCTTCTTTGCGTGCATGGGCCTGAGTTATTTTACGCCTGCCGTCAACCAGCCGTCTCTCCCTCTCGGCGGATCAGCCCACGCCCGCACCTTCTCCAGAGTCTCGGCGTCTGAGGCGGCTTGCGCGAACATCTTCGGGACCGTCACCCAATCCAACAACTCGAACGCGTCCGCAGTCTTTCGGTACTGCTCCGCCGTGTAGCGCGTCATCGCTGGGCCTGTCTCTCTGCGGCGCGACTGAAATGACCGTTGTATTCCTGATCGGCGCGTTCTGGCGCATAGAAGTTCTTCGGGAACGGGCGCAACGAACAATTCCCGCGAACGCAACCCTCTCGTGCCGTCACGGCCAACGTCCAGCCGCAAATCGCGCAGCGATTGGGATCGTCCGGCGGCGCTGGCTTTGGTAGGTTCTTCTCCACCTCCGCCACGAGGAGCCGGAGCGCCTCGGCATCAGCGATGAACTCCTGAACAATCTGCGGGGCATAGTGGCGCAGCGTCGCGCTCTGCTCAAAACCGGCCGCCAGCACCTTCACCCGCTCCATCGCCTTTTGGATATTCATCATCGCGTCCTCCGGGGCCGGGAGCGACGAGTCTCAATCATGGACATCCATTTGAGAACCCAATCAGGCGTCACCGTAGGGCACGCCCCCGTTTCTTTTAGAATGGACAAGTCTCGTCGCAATAGCTCCCAACGCTTCCTGTAGTTTAGCCGCGTCACCGGCCTCGGGCGGGGCGGCTTCACTTTTCACGCTCCGCAAACAGCGCGTGAAATGACTTCGGCCAGCCGCACCATGCGCATTGTGGACAACCGTCCGCATCCATCGCGCCTGCGCCGGCCGCATCATAGTCATCACAGACCGGATCGCCTGGAATCGGCTCGATGTGCTCGCCATCATCGCGAATACGATGCGGGTTTACGATGTCGTCCTCATCGGCGTTTCGCCACTCTTTGCTACCGGGGCGGGGCGGCTTAGACATGGGGCTCTCCCTCCTGCGGCACGAGGAGGGCGCGGACCTGCTCCAGTATTTGATAGTGATCGCGTTCTTCGTCTGCGCCACTGGATATTGTCCTGCCGTATGCTTCAATAAGCGCCAACACCTGCGCGATGCGGGCGTCCAACTGCTCGCGCTGCTCCATCGCATCTTCGCGTTCGCGTAGCCACATCTGAAAATCAGCACGGAACTGGCTGACAATTCTCTGGGGTGTTCGTGCGGCACGCGGGGTGTTCGTCAAACTCGGATTCCAGCCAATGAGTTCTGCCGCATACAGGTCGCGCTCCGCTTCCAGGTCCGCCACCCGCGCACGCAGGGCGGCATTCTCCGTTTGATGGCGCGTGATGCAGTTGTCCGAGCACGCCTTCTCGTCAGGCGAGTGATCGGCTGCTGCACCGCAGCGCGGGCAAGCAACGGCGTCATTCGGGATGTCTATTGCCTCACTCATGGGTCGCCTCCGGGGGCGCTGGTAGCGGCATCCAGTGGGTTGGTGCATTCTCGCCGCGCCAGCGATCGCTTCCCCATCCTCCATCGCCAGCGCACCATGCCTCACGATAGTCAGACCAGAACACGATCTCGGTCCATCCAGATTCTCGCCAATACGCGACGATTCGCGGGGCGTTGTGTTTTGGTTCTTTTGGCGCCGTCTCAATCGGCCGCCACTGCTGCGCCCCATCCCGTTCGGCACGGGCGGCCTCCAATTCTCCGGCTTGACGAATATAGGCTTCTACGCGCTCGTCGGCCCTCGTGCGCTGAAACGCCAGATCCTTCTGTAACTGCGCCCGCTCCTGCTCGGCGGCGAGGAGCAACGCCCGTAACGTTGGCGTGTCATCGTCTACCGATTCGTCCTCGCCCATGTTCCGTTTCTCCAACCGCTCAATCGGCAGCTTGTGCGCCTCGCACCTATACGGAATGCCGTGATCCACGCGGCACCCGCACGGTTCTTCGATAAACACCGGGCCTTGTCTACTCATGGGTCGCCTCCGGGGGCGCGGGGAGCGGCATCCAGTGGGTTGGAGCATTCTCGCCGCGCCAACGATCACTCCCCCATCCTCCATCTCCAGCGCACCACGCCTCGCGATAGTCAGACCAGAACACGATCTCGGTCCATCCAGATTCTCGCCAATACGCGATGATTCGCGGGGCGTCGTGCTTGGGTTCTTTCGGCGCCGTCTCGATCTGCCGCCATTGCTGCGCCCGCTCCTGCAGCGCGTCTCGTTCGGCGCGGGCGGCATCGCGCTCCATCTCAGCCGCTTTGATAAAGTTTGCCTGCGCTTCGATGATGGCTCCGTCACGCGCTCGCTCCTGCTCGGCGGCGAGGAGCACAGGACGAATGGAGTAAACGAAGCTTCGGAGGCTTTCGGCCGCGATGGCTTTGTATCGCGCATCGACCACCGCGTTTGTGGTATCGAGCGTCAATGCCTCAACCGCATTAACGGCCAATGTCAGCGCCTTCTCCACCTGGGCCACGAGACTCGCGGTAGACTGGGATTCAGCCATCGGTTATTTCTCCTGCACCCAAGACTTCAGCCACCCAAGAATCAACGCCCTGAGTGAGACGCCCTCACGCCGGGCCTTGTTCACAAGCACCGTCCACAACTCAGGCCCGACCAGTTTCGTTAACTCATCTTCCAGTTTCCGTCCACCGTGGCATCTATCGCACAGCCACTCAATTAGCATCGGCTGCGAATGGTCAGGATGGTGAGCGATGATCGGTCGGAATCTATCTCTCTTGCGGCCGCACTGTTCGCAATGTTTCGGCCTGACGAGTTCACCACGCCGGAGCGCCGTCCCAACTTTCGCATAGGCGCGCATCTTTCGGACGGCATGACCGCCGCGATCTGGATTACTTTCGGTTAGGATTGTGTCAGCCATGCTCAGCCGCTCCAACGGCGAAGGCCTGGTAGGGGTGCGATTGGTGAACCATTCACCGTCGCACTCCGCTAATCCTATCACGATTGCTCACCCGTCAGCCGCGCCTCAGTCTGATACCGCAGCATCTTCTCCCCCCGTGACGCCGGGTTCATTTCCCTCACGAAAAAGCATTGGCTGCACTGGAGAAACCAGCGGCCGTCCCGCTTCACTCTGATCGTGTGCGGATGCCGACAGCCCACCACGAAGCGCCAGAGGCCCCAGAGAAACCGCATCACACTACAAGCCGGCCCTGAATCGACCCGAGCGCATCGCCGATCTGATTCAGCCGCGCAATCGCTGTGTTCAGCGTGTCCACGACGTATCCGTGAGCCGCGTTCACCTCCGACGCGCCAGCGGCGGCCGTAGGGACTGGCACCATCAATACCGGCCCGAGTTGGATCTCAAGATCTTGCACGCGCTTTTCGAGTGATGTCACTACGTCCACAAGCGTTTGCAGCCGATCCTGTAGCGGCGTCACCACAGCCGGCGGCGCCGGCATACCCGCGCCGATCGAGACTCCACCAAGACGACCATTACCAGCGTATCCCTGAGTTGCTTGATTCATGTGACTGTCTCCTGTCTGTTTGTTGTTTACCTACTTCGGGTTGAGCCGGCCCACACCAAGATACGGAATCCGCACCGGGGCATCCGTCACGAGCGACACAGCCGTTCCGGCTAAGTTCGCGGACGATTGGGCTGCCTCGAACGCAACCACCGCAGCAGTCTGAGCCGCCTTAGCCGCAGACTCCGCCGCCCGCGCCGCGTCCACCGCCTCGTTCACCTTCGCCACCAACGCCAGATATTGCGCTTCTGTCATGTCGCCTCCATCAGGGGGATCTACCGGGGGATCAATCGGGGGGTCAACTGTCTCGGGCGGCACGAGGCCCATCGGGGACGCCGGATCGATCTCGCCGATGGTGATGACGCCGCTGCCAGGGAACTCCGAACCCGCAATGACGAAATGCCCCTCGGGGGTCACGCGCGCTTGGAGCTGCTGGTGGCGGATGCCGTCCACGTACCAGCCGAGTTCTCGGCCCTCGGCCTCTGCGAGCTGCCACAACGGCCGCACCATCACGCCGCGGGGATTCTGCTGCCCGCCCATGACCGCCGAGACGACGTAGAGCCCGTCGTCGGCATCGAACACTGGCCCGGCGAGCTCGCGCTCCGGCAGCAGGATGACCTGCGTGTGATTGGGCGGGTAGACGCGCGACCCGCCCGGATATTGCCCGCTCACCCAGACGCCATCGCTCAGCGTGTAGGGCTGTTCCCACCTCCCCGCCTGATCGATCTCGCGCACGATCATGTTGTCGCTGACCCGCCGAACCACGAACGGCCCGCCGCCGTCCCAGCCGCGCTTGTAGCCGTAGTGCTCGCCGCTCCAGACGACGCCGAGAAACGGCTCGGGCGTGATATCGACGCCGTTGTGCCAGATGCGCTGACCATTCGTCGAAAGCACGCGGCCGTTGATGATCGCCAGCCCCGCGTGGCCGATGGCCTGGTCCACTACGCCGAGCTTCTCCATCGTGTCAGGAAGCCCCCAGCCGTACGCCTGCGTCACTGGCGGACTGGACTTGGTCGGCTGGAACACCGCTGGCCGGTTGTCATCCAGCCAGCCGCACGGGTAGAAGGCCCCTTGCCCGTTGAGCGGCCAGGGCGTCTCGACGCCGGTCCGGAGATCGACATGCTTGACCGTCTCGTAGCCGCAGACTAACTGCGTGCCGTCACGGCTGAGCTGGAACGTGTTGCCGTTCTGAATCGTGATCACTTGGCCTCCTACGTCCCGGTCTCAAGGCGGACCGGATCGTCCGCCGGTAACTCCACGCGCCCATCAGTCTTGTGCAGGCTGCCATCCGCCCGCCGGACCACGCCAGCCTCGCACCGCTTGATCGCCTGCCGACACGCCAAACAGGCCGCCGCACCAATCGGCAACGCATTCATCGGCCGCGTCTGCACCGTCGCCGAGGACGCGCCGCAGAGACAGCACGCGCTCACCGCGGATACTCCCGCACAATCTGCCCATCCAGTTCGATGCCGGTTTCTGTTTTGACTCCGGCTGACTGCTTGAAGAAGAACGCGCACTCGGCTTCGCGCGCTTCACTCCGAAGATCCCGCGCCCAAGCGTGATCCATCGGACGGAACTCCGGGCCGCTCTCGCCGCCGACGATTAACCAGTCGATGCCGCGCAGGCTAAGTGATGGCAACGGCCCGAGCAGCGGCTCTGCGCTGATGAACCGCACGGCCACCTGCACGCGGCGCAAGTCGTCGGCGCGATAAATAAATCGGTCGTTCTCGATGCTCACGCCAAGCCAGACGTTCGGATAGCCATTGCCCCAATCGGCGGGCAAGTGCGCAACGATACGATCCGACCGCTTTGTGAGAATTTGAAACGTGAGATTCGGGCACGCCTTAACCACGGCCCACGCCTCATCGCGCCAGCCGTCCGCCGCCTCGTGAAACCAGTCCGACCATGAGCACGTAAACACGCGCCACTGGACGCCGAGCGCGGCCGCCTGCTTCTGCCACTTCAACGGATCGCCCCATGTTTTGGTGCGCGTGACGACTTCTGGATCGCGCCCGTAGCGCAACTGGTCGCGGAACATGTAGCAATGGGCGCAGCCAGGGCTGACTTTCGTGCAGCCGCGCCACGGGTTCCAACTACGATCAGTCCACGCGATAATGGTGGACTCACCCATTGAGCACCTCGGGCACATATCGGTATTCGCTGATCTTCACGCCGCTCGCTAGTCGCCTCACGCGGTTGTCAATACGCATTCCGAACTGCGTGCGGCAATCCGAAATGCGCGTCCTCCACGCCTGACGCCCAGCGAACTCCAGATCGATCGCTGGAATCCACTCCCCCGGCCGGGCCTTGAAGTACGCCGCCAGCTTCTCCGCGAAACTCTGCGGCACAGGCGACGTGTCCGCTATCTGGCGCAGGACCGGGGAGAACAAACCTGGGAGCACGGCGGTTTTCACTGGTTCGCCAACTCCAACAACACGTCCGCATGGCAAGGTTGATCCAGTGGACACCAGCACGCGAGGTCATGTCCGCGCAGCGACCGCAGATCGCGCTCCTCACCCTCAAAGTCTGTAAAGAATCCGGGGCGATCTTCGATAGGATTCATGGAGTATCGGAACATCTCCACAGCGTGGGCCGCAGTAACTCTCTCCTCACCTTTGCCGCGATCAATCAACTCGCCAACTGTCCAGGGGTTTCCAAACACGGTTGGCCTACCGACGTAGATCGCTCCTTCGGGCATCCGCCAACCTTTTGTGCGCTTACGCTGAATACGCTTTGGCTTCATGCCGCCTCCCTGCTGTGCTCGCATTCCCTGCAGATCCAGACCGGCTCCAGCCACATCGGCCGACCCGGCAGCACCAACGGACGCTGCACTTCCCGCGCCTTACTCACCGGCCGGAACCGATCGCAGGACGCACAGCGCACGTGCCGCTCCGTCAGCCGATGCCGCCGCGAATCCTTGTGCAGGAGATAGGACGCATACGCCAAGATCGGCACCAGGGCGAGACAGACGAGGCCGAACACCTGTAACGCGGTCATGCCGCCGCTCCCTTCAGCACACGCGAGATCCAATCCACGGCCTGCCCTGACTTGACATGTTCTGGCAGGCAATGAATCACCCGAAATCCATGCAGCGCCGCGAGCGCCGACTTCTCGCACTCCGCCCGCAAGCCGCGAATCGACGTATGCCGCCCGCCCGCCTGGTGGCTGCCACGTTGAAACGTGATGCCATCGATCTCGACTGCCAACTTTTCAGCCACGAAGCAGAGGTCGAACCGGAACCGGCGCGGCGGGGCAAAGCGCAACTCCCGCTCGTAGCCGCGAAGGCCCAGCGCGTGGCACTGAAAGACCAACTCGGCGGACCAGTCGCGCGTCACGCGATCCTCCGCTGTAGTTGTCCGCAACGACACGGCCGCGCGCAGTTGTGTTGGCCGCGACACGGCGCCGCCGCGTACGTCTGCTTCCCGTCCTCGCTCGTGTCCCACATGAACTTCTCAGGACGGCCGCACGTCCGCTGTGAACCGCCCGGACAGACGAACAGCACGTAGCCGGTGTCGAGGCAGTGAAAGCAGCGATACGTCGTCGCTGGGGTGTCCGCAAAAAACTCTTTCGTCGCCGCAGCGCGTCGGAACTCCAGCGCCTTTTCGCGGATCGTTCCGGCCGATGGCATCGCCGTGCCGTACGCCTCCGTCGACCGATCCGCGAAGTAGTCACACGCCTGTTTCACTTCACCCGCGCCCACGTCATGCAGCACGCGAAGATAGACGCGCTGCGCGTCCTCGTCGAAGTTCGTCGCCTGACGCGCGAGCGCGAGATCGAGCAGATGATCGTGCGCAGTGAGCGGCGTCATCGCGTGCCCGGCACCCCTTCGGCCTTGAGGCGCAGTGCCGCGGCTTTCATGCGGCTGATGGGTGTGTCGCGCGGCGCGGCCGTGACCGTGCCGATCCAGCGCGCGAACTCGTTGCGCCAGAACACCAACCCGTCATCGCCGATGGCCGCGTCCGCAAACGTCTCCATCGTGGCGCGATACCACGCATGCAGTTCCGTGTCCGACTTGCGGCCCTTGCCCTTGAACTCGTCATGTAGAAAGCGCGGGATGCACAAGCCATCACGGCCGGGGCAATACGCATGGCCGCCGTGACGCCTGAGCGCCGAGCCGTCTACAAGCGCGTCCGGGTTGCTGTGCGGGCGAATCGCCTCAGCGGGCTTGCGCCAAATCGGCGGGACCGCGTCGGATCTCCAATTCAGCTCGGTCTTGGCAGAGAGGGGGATCGAGTGATCCTGATCCGGTTCCACAGCACGCGAGGCGGTAGGATCTTGATCTTCGGAGATCGGAGATCGGAGATCGGAGATCGGAGAGCCATGATTTTGCATGGCCCCTTGCATCGGTTGAGCATTACTTGAAGCATGCTTGTTCCATCGTTTCTCAGCACCTTGCCGACCACGACCGGAGGCCATCGCTTGGAAGGCCGCTTTCTCCTCACGGCACTTCTCCAGCCGTGCGTTGATGTAGCCTTTCTCGGTCTTGATCCACTTCTGGCCGATGACCAGCCAGAGGTACCGGAACCGGCGCACGGTCACCCCGCCGAGCCGAGCTAGCGCCTGCTCGTCCTCCGGCAGCGGTCCGTTATCCCAGGACCATGCCATCAGATCGGTCATGACGCCCTTCGCCTCTGGGCTGAAGTGACGCGTGCTCGCCAGCCAGCGCTGGGCGTAGAACGGAAATGCCGGTGGCTTTGACGGGCTCAACGAGCACCGCCAAGGTGTACAGATAGACTGATTGGAGCCATGCGGCCGGGCCTCCTACGCCCGTGCTGACTGGTCAGGGACCGTTCGACGCTACCAACGTCGGCGGTCCCGCCTATTCTACAGCAAATCAACCCTGCTTGCGCCGTCATTTCGCCTCGATTAGTCGCCCCGAATCAGCCACGCTCGGGACCACACGCATGAGCGCCGCGCGTAGGAGGCGCGACGGGCTGAACTGGCCGTGCTCAACTCTCAAGTGACGCGGGCTGCTCTGAATCGCTAGGCGTCTTAGAAGCAGCTCTCGCTGGCGCCTTTCGGCACGCCTACGGTCAGAGACTCACGCCCGCGTCACCACTCGACTTGCTCAACTCGAAACTCAGTTGCCCGTCTCTCCGGGCCGTCACGTCTCCGGCTGTGCGGTCGCATCCACCAGCCGAGTGCTCACCGCCGACGTTCACTTCACCGACTTGCTAACAGTTCGGCGACCCGCTCACTTTCAACAACCTTCACGCCAACCGCTTCGTTTCGACCTGCGCGAATGCGCTCGCTCTGCGGTCCCCCCTGTCGTGCGGCTTGCATGGCGCTACTGATTGGGTCATTTCTCCTTTGGGTTATCTCTTTGTTACCCGTCCCAAATTTGGCCTGTCTCGGTGTTCTCAAACCTGAGCACCGAATCCGCATTGCCCGTGATGATCAGCACGCGCTTGGAGTGCCGCAGATCGTGGCAGTCATCGCAGATATCCATAATGTTGCTGGTATCTTCGGCCATAGGTCCGACACGACCGCGGATGTGGTGATGCTGCGTGCGCTTGCGTTGGCAGGCGCGGCATCGCAGATGGTCCCGGATGTCCGCCTGCCTGTACGACGCGTGCCGCTGCCGCAGTTTGTTGTTCAGCTTCTTCACGTGATCCATGTGCCGCGTGGTCATCTGGCTGCGAAGGAGGGTCATCGCGGCCACACCGCGCAGAGATCCTGAGCTGGAGCGTAGGAAGCGTGCGCGCCTTTATGCCTCGATCGACGGCAACACTTGAACCCGTCACACGTCGCCTCGCACCACATCACTTCAAATGGTCCCTGCGGATACGCCTTCGACAACAAGCGCTTTCTCTCAGGCGTCATGTCCCGTGATTCCTCGTACCGCAGAACATCTGGATTCACACGGCCTCCCGCGCATCAGTGTCCATGTGCCGCGTGGTCATGGCGCTGCGTAAGAGGCTCACGACGCCACCTTAGGAGACGGCGAGAACTTCGCTTTCGCGCGAGCGAGAGCGGGGCCGATCAATTGGTGGATGCGCCCGCGGCTCAAGCCAAGTTCCTCACCAATACGATCCATAGTCCAGCCTTCAAAGAGGCCGGACAAAATCACGCGTTCGCGTTCGTTCGTTGCGTTGCGTAGTACGGCCTCGCGCTGGGTCCTACGATGAATCTGCTCGTCCACGTCAACGCTGTCGGCGGGAAGATCGATTTCCTCGCCCTCCTCGTTGATAGGCCACGGATCGATATGCAGCACATGCTCCATCGGACCGTGCGACCCCTCTCCGAGCGCGTGCCACGTCCAACCGTTCTGGCGTTTCCAGATCCGATGGTGATGACGGAGGTAACCGTCCACTGTTGAAAACACCCAACTCTTCACAGCAGCCCCACGCGATGGGTCGAAACTCCGAACAGCTTTCACTAATGCGAACATCGCGGTTGAACGCAATTCCTCGACCGTGTGGATGCCTTGCGACATGCGCGCGTACTTCACAGCGCCGCTTTCTGCATACGACATGTGCTCCACGATCAATTGCTCCTGCTCGGGAGTGAGGTCGGGCCACTTTGTGGATGGTCGAAAGGGACCACAGGCGCGACCTGCCCCGCCGTTTCTTCGGCGGTCGCCGATGCCTTCACGCGCCAGCCGTGATCGGTGTTTTCGATGCGCCCAGACTTGCTGAGTGCGAGCAGGTCGTTATAGACGGAGCTTGTTAGATTCAGTTCGTCTCGAAGCTGCGACGGAAACATCGCGCCTTTCGCGCGCAGGGTCCGCAGAATTAAGGCGCGTCGGTCATCGGGGCTCATGTTGCCCGCGTAGCACATCCGAGAACAGAACCGGCCAGACACGCCTTGCTTGGGTTCGAACTGGGCGCCACACTTCTCGCATGTGCCGCGAGGCAACGAACGAGGCTCTACCGGAGCAGGCTTAGGAAACGGTGTCAGCTTCTGCGCTGGCGCAATGCCGGCAACCACCTCAAGTGCAGCGATGGCCTGGTCCATTAGATCGCGCTTCGACCGGAGGTCGGCTAGAACGACGGCATAATCAACCGGCAGGCTCACGACGCCACCGCCTCACGCGCGTGCCGCTGGCGCCACTCCGGATCAGGCGGCGGGATCACGATGTGCAGTTCGGTCGGCGCCCAATCCAGCACCCACTCGATCAGTTTCGTAAACTCGGCGCGGCTGAGTTCTGACGAGCTGGCAATCTTCGGCACCGGTTGCCCGGTCGGCCCGATCTGATACCCGCCGTACTCGCCAAGCAGCGCGTAGTGCATCTGGTTCTCGGTGTAGCCGAGTTCGTCCGCCAGGATCTTCACGGGCACGGCCCACCAATAGGCATTCTGATCGAGCGACCGTTTGTAGGCTTTCTTCTGCACGGTCACGGTGACTTCGTGGCCCTTGAACTTTGCGGCCACGTAGCGGCGGAAGGCGTGTTGGTTGTCCAGCACGAAGATGCCGGCGTCATCGACGAAACCGTCGAACACGTTGGCCGGCACGGTGCGCGCGAACTTCGGCGGCTGCGTCATGACGCCTCTGCCTCCACCGTCTCGCGCCGCTCCTTCTGCTCGATCTCCCACGCGAGACACGCCTTGAGAAAGGCGTACTCCCCCATCTCCCGCGCATCCGCCTTCGTCACGAGCTGCCCGCACAGGCAGGGCTCTTCAGGGTCAGGCCCGTTACCGCCTGTGGTGCCGCGATGCCCTGAGGTCTGACAGATCAAGCAGGTCATGCCGCCGCCTTTCTTGCCTTCCACGCCGCAACGTGGGCCGCGTGCTTCAGCGCACACGGCCGACACCGCTGGCGGTTCTTCTGGGCGTCATTCCGACAGGCCACGCAGCGCCCCAGCGCCGTCCTGATGTCTCGGACAACCCTGGAGTGCGCCGCGTTCGCCTGACGGCACTGAGGGCACCGACAGCCCTTCTGGTAGGCGTAGCGCGTCCCGCAGGTCATGACGCGGCGGCCTCCAACTGGCCGCGGAGGTTTGTCAGCGTCGCGATGGCCTCAACCTCGCGATCCACTTCAGCGAGGAACGCGATCAGCTTCTTTTCGTAGTCGGCGATCTGCGCCTCGTCGCGGGTCACGCGCACGAGCTTCACGCGCAGCGGTTCGGGAAAGTCCGGCTGATACGACAGCCAGTCGCACCACTGCGCGCCGGTCACGTAGAGCTGGTGGAGGACTTGCCGCTGGTAGTCAGTCGGGATGACGCCAGTGCGGAGGTAGTCCAAGTGGATCGGCGCGGTCGGGCACTTCGCTTCCGCGATGCCTTCGAAGCCGTTAATCACCCCGTCCGGCGACGCGCCGGCCATCAGGTCATCGAGGCTCACATAACCCACGCGCTCCACGAGCGAGCCCGTCAGCGCCTCGTACGCCGCGAGCGCGTCCCCCTCACGCTCGACGCCATCGAGCATCGCCTGGGATTGGAACTGGCGGTCCATCGAGCGGCCAGTGATGCGCTCGAGCGCGAGTTTGACGCGGAGGTTACGACGGGCGGCCGCTTCGCCTTTCTGGACCGTAGCCAGCATGTCCTTAGCGTCCGAGCTGCCGACGCGGCCGACACGCGCGGCGGTCCACTGTTCTGACCGCTGATCGCAGACGATAATGGTGGCCTTCATGCCGTCACCCCTTCACCTTCGCGGCCGTGGCCTTCGTGGCTTCCCACGCGCGGCGGTAGTGGTTGAACGTGTGCTGACGGAACCCCTCTGGCGACTTCTTCCACGCCTCGGTGAGCGCTGGGAGACCCTTTTCGGTGGCGATGACTTCCAGGTCCATCCGCCAGTCGTCGTAGCCTTTCGGGTCAGCCACTTCAGCGCGACCTGTGGCCGCGCCGTCGTCATCCTCGCGGGTCGCGATGCCGAGCAGGTCGTTGGTGGTGTAGCGCCGGCCGTACTGGTTCGCGGAGCCGAGCCCTTGAATGGCGTTCTTACTCCCGGATCCGTCCGCCGCTGAGACGAACTCGGACTGCCGCGAATGCCCGAGCCGATGCGAGAGAATCCCGACGACCTTGAGGATGTTCTTTTCGGGCCACTCGGTGCGGTGCGACAGCGCGAATCCGTGCTTCTGGAGGATCGGCCGGACGATCTCGACGATGTCCTCGAGCGGCGCATACTTCCACTTGTCGCCCTTCTTCCGGGCCGCGACGGTCGGGATCTCGCCCTGCATGACCGAGAACGCCTCGTTGAACGCGGCCTCGGCCTGCGAGCGCATCACGCGCTCCTGCATTTCGATGAGCGCTTGGAGCTTCGCGACGTCGAAGTTCGGATTGGCCGCGAGCGCGACGATCTGTGAGGCGAGGTCGGCCTGTGGCGCAAGGGCCGTCTCGTCCTTCGGGAGCAGCGTCATGTCCTTTACGGCTGTGTTGGCCATGGCCTACCACCCGATCCCTTGCGACAGCGCGTCGTAGTACTGCGCCTCTGCCGCCCGGATCTCGCTGATCCGCAGGCACTGCTCGATCTCGCCCTCAGTCAGCTCGTCCACTTCTTTCATGGCGTCAGCCGCGAGTCTCGCCATGAACTCGGACTCAGCCGCGGCGAGGCCCTTCATCACCGCATCGGCCGCGCGCCAGTGCCGTTCGGCATCCAGCGCTGTGCAGTTGCGAATGGCTGGGGCGATGTAGGCGTAGAACAGATCCAACCGGGAGAGCCTCAGCGATGCGCTGATCGGAATCAGCAGCGACCCGTCGGGCTGCATCGCCGGGGCCACGTCGCTCACCGTCCGCCCCAGCCGCCGACAGATGAGGCCGTAGGCCGTGAAGAAGTCTTTGACCGAGCCGCGCTCGGCCGCCCAGAAGAAGTCCCCCACCAGGCGGATCGCCTGCGCCACCGGCTGATGGGCCGTCACCAGGAATCCGTCAGGGAAGTGCGTTTTGATCTCATAACTGGTAGAATGAAGTCCTCTCATTGGTCGCCTCCCAAGGGCCGCTCTCACCAAGCGGCCCGAACTTTTTCAACCCAACTTCCCCCGCCGCTTCCGCTGCCAGACCGCATTCGCCAACCGGCACTTCACGCAGCGACAACCGGCGAGATACGTCGCGCGCACCCCACATTTCCGCTGACTGAGCGGCCACCGTGGACGCGGGCGGTGGCGGTGGCGGATACTTGAAGGCGTGACGCCATCGATATTCGTCTTCCAGTACTTGACGCCAGAGTCACGCGTGAACCATGAAATCCGCCTCTGACTCAATCCGCCTCCGCCTGCTTCTTCCCGAACGTCACGGGCGATCCGTCCCTGGCCCACCGCTCAATGCGTGAGGCCACGTAGCGCCGAATCCCAATCGGGCGGCCGGCCTCACACGACTTGAACAGCCCGCGCGACTGGTACTTGTGGAACGTGGACTTCTTCAGCCCGAGCCGCGCCATCACCTCTTGAGGCGTCAGTAACGTCGCCTTCACGACGCCACCCGCTCACACCAGACCTTGTGGACGCGCTGGCAGACCATCACATCCATGAGCCCGTTCCGCCGCAGTTGGTTCCTGGCGGCGTTGGCCGCCCTGAGCGCGATGGTGTAGGTCTCGAACTCCACGGAACCATCCGGCACGTCAAGCGTGTTGAGGACCGCCAGAGTTTCCGGCTTCTGTTTCCGGCCGCCGCGATACTTCCGCTGGCCGTGGTTCACCTTGAAGGCGGGCATGGCATTCATTCGCTCACCACCGTCAGCGCCACGAGTTCGTGGATGATGGCGAAGAGCCGGTCCAGCACGATCTGCCGCTGCTGCTCTTTTGAGATCCCAAACTTCTTAGCGACGATGCGGGCCAAGGCCGCGCGGTAGTCGAAGGGCTGCGCGTCCAGCCACGCCACGGAGAAGTTCTTCCCGTGCGTGCCGTTCATCGCCGCCGAGAACGTGCCGAAGTTGACGCCAGCGTTCAGCGCCATTTCCTTTTGGGACATCCCGCAGAGCACGCGCGCTTCGTCAATCAGCGCCAGAAACGGATCGGTCGGGACGACAGCGTTTGCCGTGGTTGCTGCCTGCGTCAAATCCAAGGCAACTTTCGCGGGCCTCGTCTGGACGTGCCGCAAACGGTCGTAAACCGTTCGTGAGTGCGTTTGACGGGCTGGGGTCGCTACCGTGGCGGGCATGTCAGATGCCTTCTCAGCTTTGAGTGACGCCGTGGAGCGCCGGACCATTCAGATCGGGCGCCTTGTGTTCCGGTTGCGCCGGGCCAGCGTGGCGCTGCGCGATGCGATCGACGCGCTGGAGGCGCATGGCTTAGGCGACCTCCACGAACTCGCGCGTCGGGATGCCGGTCAAAAATTCGATACGGGACGCGAGCGTCAACGACGGCCGGCGCACGCCGGACAGGACTTGTGAGACCTGTGCTGGTGTTACATCGAGCTGGGTCGCCAGCCACGACTGACTCTGCTTCTGTTTGTCAAGCCACTCGCGCAAGCGTTCGCGCCCGAGTTGCCGCTCCGGAGTTGAAGTGTGTCCATTCACGATATGTGAACGGTAACCAAACGTGACCGACGAGTCAAGAGAATTGTCACGTTCCGTTATGATTTCCAGTAACGATTTGAGCCACAAGGACTTACCGGCCGGATGCGCTACGCTATCGCCAGCTTCACTAATGGCTAACGCCGCGCAGAACTTACGGGACCGGGTTCAAGAACTCATCGAACGAGACCAGAAGTCGGCCAGCGCGGTCGCTCGCGCGCTTGGCCATCGACCAGCGTGGTTGAGCATGTTTCTCACAGGGAAACGCGACATTCCTCTGAAAAATCTCGACAAGATCGCGGACTATTTCCGGGTACCGGTTGAGGCCTTGATCAGCTCTGACCCAATCCGTCACGGGGGTACGCAAGGCTCCGGGCGTGACCCAGCCACCTCACCTTCGGCTCGCCTACTCCAGATCGAGCGGCTTGAAGCCCGAGCCGCCCTCCGCGAGATCCACGACACCGCCCGCGCCATCCTCGACCGTTTCGACGATCGCGCAGAACCTGAACGAACTCGACACCCTAAGACCGGCACTCATGGCCGAGGTCGGCCGGCTCATCGCCGCGCTGCTGGCTAGAGCGAGGAGACAACATGCGGCCTTCACTGATTCGGGCGATTTGTTTTGTGGCGATGTCTCTGTGCCTGTCCGCTTGCGACGACCAACCGGCAGGACCGACAGGACCGGACATCACCGGCACGTGGACAGGGACGCTGAACGATAGTTTAGCTGGCGTTGGCACCGTTCGCTTGACCATCATCCAGTCAGGCTCACGCCTCTCTGGTACATGGGCGAGCACGTTTCAAGATCCAACCTTCAGTAACAGCGGCACGCTGACCGGCACGTATTCCGGCACATCAGCCACCATCACGCTCACACCGGGTGGCCAAGGCGCGTGCCCGTTTCGCGTGACGGCCACCCCAACTGCAACTGCAATCACTGGCACTTACGCAGCCGTCAATTGCCAGATCGCCATCGGTGGCAGTGTCACCGTCACAAAAGAGTGAAGCGCGATCCCCTCTGGCGTGGCCTCGAACCCCACGGCGCCGGCTGGCGCGCGGTGGTCAGCCAAGGCCGCGACCGCCCCCGCTTCAAGAAGCATTTCCCCGCCGGGACACCCCCGCAGATCATGCAAGCGTGGCGGCGGGACACCAGGGACAAGCTGAGGTACACGCGCAAGATCCGCAGCCGCGCCGGGCTGTTTCGGGCCGACGTGCGCCGCTACTTGGCGCTCGAAGCTGTGAAGCGCATGCCCACGGTGAAAGAACGCACCTACCATCTTCGGCTCTGGACCGCCGTCTTTAGCGACCTGCCCACCGACGCCATCACGGCCAACCAGATCGAGAGCCAGAAAATCCGCTGGGCCACAGAACCGCGGAGCGCGAAGGATGACCGGCCGCTCTCGGCCGTGGCGGTCAATCACCGGCTGAAGGCCCTGTCGAACCTCTTCGCCCGGCTCTATCCTGACTGGCCCAATCCGGTCAGGAAGGTGCCGGAAGAGACCGAAGCGCGGCCAGCGGGGAAAGGTCGGGCGATTCCCTACTCGGTCATCCAGCGCATTCTGGCGGCCCTGCCTGACCGTGGACGTGCTGACAGAGGCGCGCATGTGCCGACGTTTTCCCGCACGAAGATCCGGCTGCGCTGTCTGGCCTACTGTCAGATCACCGCCGGGCAGATGATGCGGCTGACGCCGGAGGATCTGGACTTGTCAGCCGGGGCGATTCGCCTGCCCAGACGCTACAAGGGGCGCGGGGCTGACGCCCGCTGGGTGCCGCTCGTCACGCTAGCCGTGGCAGCCTTCACCGACTTTATGACACACAATCTCTTCGGCCGGTTCTCGACATCCTCGACCTGGAAGAGCTTCAACCGTGCGGCGGCCCAGGTGGGCCTAGGACCGCTCCGGGTCTACGACCTGCGCCATTCGTTCGCCTCGGCCCTGGTCGCCGCCTCCAAGGACGACGGAGCCGCCCAGATGGCCCTCCAGCACGGCTCCCCGGAGACGACCCGACGCTATACCGAGTCAGCCGTGGACCCGCGCATCCGTGACGCCATGACGAAATTGAATGCAGTATTGGGGGAACATTCCGGGGGAACTTGATGTAGACTTTCGTAGACTTGCTAGGACTTTTAAGCACTTTCCATCGCGACACCGCAGGAGGCGGACAGGCGAAAGGTGACGAAAACTCAGGGAGAAATGGGGCGAAAGTGCGAGCGACTCAGTCGGCTTAGAAGGCCGATGCTCTGTCCCCTGAGCTACGGGCGCGTAAAGACTTGCAGGCTGGGGCAAACGTTCGGTGCCACCAACCCGCTCACACATTGATCTTATAGCACCGCTGGAGGCTCCCATGAAGCGTGTTCTGATCGTTGCTGCCCTTGTTACCTTCGCCCTGTCCTCCTACGCCGCCGCGCAAGGCTTCGTCTCGCGCTGTGGCCGGGTGAAGAACGGCACCGACTTCAACATCTCGGTCTATACGCGCGGGTCCAGTATCCCGACGAACATCGGGCCGCACAGCACCGGCACGGTCTGCGCCGGCCGATGAGCGCCCTGGTGCTGGGGATGATCTATCTGGTCGTGGGAATCGGGTTCGCGTGGCGGGACGCTAAGCTGCACGCGGAGGTGTCAGACGACTGGCTGACCCGCGTCATCTTAGCGATCCTCTACGTCACCGGCTGGCCGCTGTGGCTACTCACGCGAGTGGCTATGCGACTCTGGCGCTAGGGCAGATCCATCACCTGATCAGCAAGGCGATTTAGCCATCCTCGCGCCCAGCGACGTCGATCTGCCTTCTCTGACCAGAGGAGCTCGCCGACGAAGCGCAACCGCTCGGCGTAGACGCTTCGTGCGAGCGACGGCTGGCCGGCGACCGCCCGGAAGGCTGCTTGACTCCGCGGCCCCATCACGCCATCGGCGCGCACGCCGAGCGCCTTCTGCAGAATCACGATGGCCCGGTACAGTCCCGAATGCGCCGCGCAATCGGTGACGAGGTAGCCGACGATGCGATCGGCGATGCAGATGTCGACGAGGCCGGTTCGCTGCATCCACGTCTCGTAATTGATGGCCGCGTCGGCCGCGTTCGACGGCGGGATAAACCCGTTGTCGTCGAGCCATTGCGGGGTCTGCCCGAAACGGGTCAGGCCCTTCCCGTCGCCGACGTCCGCCACACCGCCTTCAGCCTCAAGGATTCTGTCAATCGCGTACTGGACCGAGGCGGGTGTCACTTGCCGTCTTTCTTCGGTTCGGGTTTCTTCACGGCGACCATCTTCTGGGTGTCGAGTGTCCAGCCGGGGAACTCTTTCTCGAACTGCGCCACGGCTGTCTGAATCACCTGCCCACTCTCGCGGGCAATCGCCTGGTACTGCTGCTGCGCTCGATTAGCCTTCAGCACCGCGTTCTCGATGCGGAGCGCGATGAGTTCAGGCACCGCTGGCGGCGCTTGGGCCGTGCTCAGCGGCAGTGGCGGCGCCGGCTTCTCCTGCGGGGCCACCGGCACCAGCGCCAGCAGCCACAGTGCGATCACGATCCCATACGTCATGTGTCCTCGTTTCAACAGGGCCGGGTAAAGTCGTCGTCACTCCGCCGTGAGGCCGGCGGGTCCAGCCGACGACTCGTGTCCCGGCCCATCTCTAGGGCTTCGCCTGCACAGCCGCGTAGGCCGCGCGCAGCGCCGCAATCGCTTTGCGAACCGCCACGATGGCGTCGATCAATTGACTGATCGCCAGCCCGATCTGTGGTGTCGCGGCATCGACGCGCCCGAGCACGTCCGCCTTCTTCTCGGCGCCCGTCAGCGGGTCTCCGTCCACCTTCTGGACTTCCGTCAGCACCCGCGCCGCGGTGCCGGTGACGGAGCCGGTCGGGAGCCACGTCGCGACCTTCAGTGCCGCCTTCTGGAAGAGGTTCATCGGCTACCTCAGGAGGCCGCGCTCGATGAGGAGCGCGAGAAAGCCCAGCGCCACGGCCCACGCGATGAGGGACTGGCCCCGGGACCGCACGAGTTCGATGACGCCGAAGATGACCGCGACAATGAGCAGTGCGAGGACAAGCATGGGGATCTCCCTATTCGCCTTTGACGGCATTGAAGACATTGGCCGCCGCGCCTTTGACGCCGCCCTTGAGCGACGTCACCGCTTCAGGTGCCGAGTTGATGAGCCCGAACACGCCAGCGGCCGAGGACAGGATCGACGTCCAGCCGATGAGATAGCGGACGGCGGTTGCGCGCCCGAAGTCCGCCGCCGCCCAGGCGACAAAGACGGTGCCCAGAAACGATAGCAGCGCCGCGACAAGCAGCGCCCAGCGGCCCGTCACGCCGACCGACTTGAGCAACTGACACACGACCACCACCGAGCCGGCAATCGTCATCGTGACTTCACTGTCCACAGGGAGCCTCCTCTTTCGGATCAGCGTGACCACTTCCACAGGCGTTTCAGAATCCGCCGCGTGGCCACCTTGTCCGGCTGGTGATAATCGCTCACGCACTGCATGAGATCTTGCTGCATGGCCACCGGATCGGTCCATGGACGCTGAGCGGCGGCGGTGAGAAACGACACCATGAAATCATCTTTCCGCTCTGCGCGTTTCGCGACCGCCCATAGCCGCCGGATGTGCCAGAGGAGCTGCACGAACACGGAGATAAACAAGACCTGCACGGACGCCCAGAGCGCGAAGGCGGCATACCGACCCATCAGCGTTCCCCTTTATTTTCGAGGCGATCGAGCCGGCGGCTCAGGGCGTCGAAAAGTTTGTCGAGTTCGTCGCGGAGAAATCCCGTCTCGCGGTGATAGTCCGCCACAGCCAACTTGCTGCTCCAGAGCCCGTCAAGTTTCGTGCGGCTCAGGTCCGCCTCACGCTCTAGTTCCTTCATCTTCTGATTCTTCCCGCCGAGCAAGATCAACGTCCCGGCAAGCTGGAGCGCGAGCGCAATCCACGGCAGATAGGCTGGGTCCATCTAGGCGTCTCCCATCCGGGCACACATCGCCCTATAACGAGAGAACGAGCGCCAGCCGAAAACCGAACACGGTCCCACGCACATCACACCGGCTTTCGTAGTCGGAGCGCCGCGAACGCGCGATCCAGTAACGTCACCACCGGCGCCGGAGCGCCAGGCATCGGCAGATTCGAGCGTGGAATCCGCACGAGGAAGCAGTCCATCCGCGCCGAGTCGTGATTCGAGCAGAGGTAGTACCAGCGGCCATCCGATGACACGTTCGGCTTCGGGCCTTTGTAGTAGGCCTGTTCTGATTCGTTGCCGCCTGTGCCCGCCGCCGACATCATCGTCATCTGCGGCGCGATGACCATCACGGTCGGATCGCCGGGGCGGTAGACGTAGAGTTCTCGCTCGCGCGCTACCGGCGGATTAGGCGACCCACCAGAAGCCACGTTGGTGTGGAACACCATCTGCTCCGCGATAGGCGTCGTGGCCGCCGCCACCGCCGTACCCCACGCGGGCTGGCCAAATCCGTTCGGGAGATTGGTCGGGTAGCTCGTGACCAGCACGCCGCCCGCTGCCACGTCTGAGAGATCCCAGAGTTTGACCTGCTCGAAGCCGGCGCCGCCGCCCGCGCTCGCGTCGTTGTCGGACGCCAACATGTAGCCGAAGCCAAACGCGAGATGCCCTGGTGCGCCTCCAGGAGGCGTGCCGCCGTGTAAGTCACAAATCAAATCCTCACTAGCCGGTGACGCGAGCGGAAACACAATGAAATCATTCCCGCTTGATGTCGGGCAATTGGCTGGATTATTGGCAATACCCATCGCCCCGTAGGTGCCGCTGAGGTCCACAAACGGATCGCCGCCGGGCGGCTTGACGACCCACGTATCAGCAGCCGTCATGAAGATGGCGCCGAGGTTGTTTCCGGCGAAATCAAGAATCGTCGCCGAGAACTTCGAGCCATCCGCGGTCACATGCGGCGACCAGATCCGCACGTCATCGAGATAATCCCCAGCCGCACCGCCGAGCACCGCCGCCATCTGGGTCCGCGCGGCAATCGTGTTGATGTCGCCGACCGTCGTGCAATCGCCGCCAGCCTCAGACGACAGCGGCAAGGAGCCTAGACCCGATCCGGTATCGCAGCGGAGATAGTGCGCACGGCGCGTCGTGCCGCCGCCTTTGATGTAGAGGACATTCGCTTCCGTCGGCGAGGTCTGCCAGCTATCGGTCGCCGAGTTGGCGCCTTCGTTGTCGTCGCCAACCTCAAACAGCTTCGCCCACGTGACGGTATTTGTGCTGAGGACGTAGCAGCCCTTGTACGGCCCGAGATCGCCGAAGCTATTCCAGAAGCACACTTCATCCGACGCCGCGCCGGAGGGCGGGCCTTCGTAGAAGATGTTCTGCCAATCGCTGTATCCCGTTTGGCGCACGCAGTCAGTCGCGCCGCATCCATGCCCGCCCGAGGCGACACTCGTCCCTGTCGAGACCGTCAGCCGTACGCCGTCGGTATCGTAGGGAGACGGGAATCGGAACTTGACAGCCGTCGCGGGCAGGAACGCCGGAGAGTCGATGTCGTCCTGCTCGCGCGCCGTGGTGTCAGTAAACTCCTCGGTAAAGCCGCCCTGGGTGTCAGAGAACCCGCCGAACTCGGCCGACGCGATCCGCGCTCGGAAGTATTGCTCGGGCAGTAACGCCGCTCCAGCCAGCAGGAACGCGAGTAGCGTGCGCGTCCTCATCGGCGCACCGTCTTAATCTGCCGCAGGCGCACGCCGCCGCCACGGACAGGATTATTGATGATGCCGGGGACAAACGACGGCGCCGCGCCGCCGTCCTCCCCAATCGCCGCGACGATATTCAGCGTGGCGTTCGTGCCGGTAAACGTCCAATCGAGATCGAACGTGCCAGCCGTGGCCGCGCGCTTGTCCGCAAAGTTGAGATTGATCGTGGTGGAGGACGCGCCCTCTTCACGCGTCGTGGTGCCGGTGTCGGCGTTCAGGTCCACCGTGGACACGCCAGCCCCGACAATGAGCGCCGCCGTCGTCGGGTCCACGTCCGCGCCGTCAATCGGCGACGACTGAGACGCGCTCTCCCCGCCGCCGCTGTCCTGCACGCAGGAGGTCAGATCCGTCCCGCTGTATTCGGCCGCGTACGTGACCAGAAAGGTCTGCGCGGCGCTATCGAGCGTGATCGTATAGGTCGCGGCAACCGTGTCGCACTTCACCCACATCAGCAGCCGATGGCCTGAGCCGTCCTGCGTGATGACGGTTTCCCACACGTTGTCTTGATCGTCGGCAATGGTCGGCGTGGACAGATTGCCGATGATGGAGATCACCACAAGCGCCCGGTCCGCCGCCGTCGTGATCGTGATGTCGTTATTCGGATCAGCGTCGTCCACGTCATCAGCGGTTATTTCGACGAAGGCCGAATCGAGCACGGCTGACACCACCGGCTCCGCCACCACAAGCGCCGCCAGCGCCATCGCGCACGAGACGAGGAGAAGCTTCATCGCCGCGCCTTCCGCACCTGTACGCCGCCCTTCATGCCGTTAATGAACCCCTGCGGCCCGCCCACCGAGTACTCAATCGCCATTGTCACGAAGTCAATCGCCAAGGTGTTTGTGCTGTCCGTGCTCCACAGCGCCGCGCAGAACCCGTTTGCATTCACGATGGCCGGCGTCAGTGTCGCGCTCCAGACATCCGAGACGCCGCCGTTCGTGCTGATGACCTTCGTTGTGTTGTTGACCGTCACCGCGCTCTTGGCCGCTCCGATGAGCGTTGGCGTCGTGTCAGAGCACAACTGCGGAATATAATTGCTAGACCCTGTGCCCGTCTCGCTGGCCTCGACTCGCACTGTAATTCCCGCCACGGTCGCCGCGGCTGGGATGTCGAAATCGAATGCCGCAATCAGGTAATCGCACGGCACCACACACGTGGTATCCGTCGCGTTGTCGCTCACGATGTTGCCGGGATTAATCCACGCGGTGGAGCCTGCCCGGTCCACGCTCGTGCCCGCGCCGGGGAACGTGTTCCCAGTCGCGTCGGCCAGGAGCGTGACCGCGAGTGCCAGCCAGATCGCCATCGTGGCGGTCCGCCTCACCTATCCACCGATGGTCACCGCGCGCCGATACGTGAACTCGATCCAGATGAACTGCACATCCTGATCGAGCGTGTCGCCGGCCGTGTCGGTGTCTCTGAGAACCTTGAAGTAGAACGTCTCACCAGCCGCGCAGCCGGTCGTCGTGAGCGCTTGGCTGACCGTGTGATTGTGCTGCAGCGTTGTGCCGAGGTTGGTGTCGGCCGTGAACGCATCAGCCGCGTTGAACGAGATCGCCGTAGACGCCGCGCCCGCTTCGAGGCAGCCGGTCTGCACGAGCCACACCACATCGTTCGCGGTCGTGGAGATCGCGCGCCAGTTGATCCGCGCGTGGAGACCACCGCTGGCGGTCCAGTCCGAGGGCAGCGGAAAGTTGTGATGCCACTCGGTCAGCGCCCCGCCGGTTGGAAACGTGACCGTGCCGTAGGCCGGGTCGCCCGAGGCCGCCGCCGTCGATTCGCACACCGCCGCCGCGCCAAGCGTCGTCGGCAGGTTGCCGCCGCCTGAGGCTGTCGCGTTCTGACAGACGGCCGCGTGGAACACCATCTTGAACGGGAGTGCGAGCGTGCCGGATGTCGGCGTGCCGAGCGCCCCGCCGTTGACCACGAAGGCCCCAGCCGAGCCCACATTCACGCCGAGCGCCGTGAGCACGCCCGTGCCGGCCGCGAACCCCTCAAAGTTCCCGCCCGTGTCATCCCAGAACACCAGCGCATCGGCGCCAGGGTCCGTGAACTCCGGGACGCCCAGATCGGCCAGATCGACCCACTCGGCCGCTGTGGCGCCGGCATTCACGCGGAGCACCTGATCAGCCGTGCCTATAGCGAGCCGCGCCGCGGTGTTCGACCCGGTGCCCTGTACCAAGTCCCCGGCCGCATCCCAGATCGTGTCCGTCCCAACCGCGCCGCCGCCGCCCGCCCCGAGCGCCACGTTCGCGCCGTTGATCCGCGCCGTCAGTTCGTTGGCCGTCGAGTCGTACCAGAGATCGCCATTTGACGGCGTGCCTGGATCGCCAGCGATGGAGCCCACATTGAGGCCGGCGGCGTCGGCACCGGGGTTGAAGGTCTGCCGCGTGTTGTCGATAAACGTGATGACGCCGTTAGCCGTGACCGTGCCGAGTGTCGTCGTGCCGCCTGAGAGATTAGAGGTCGACGAGGTGATAAACGCGCCCGTGATCGTCATCGCGCCAGAGGCCACCAGCACATCTGAGCCGTTCACGCCGAGCGTGAGATCCGTGCCCGGCGTCGCCGCTTCCCAGCCGATGACGGTGTTGTTCGACAGCCTGAGCGAGCCCGCATCGGCCGGGTCGGCCCCGAAGGCCAACGAGGTCGCCGTCGCCGCTCCAAGGACCGGCGCCACGAAGGTCAGCCCGGAGAGCGTGGAGGCCCATTCGGCTGCCGTCGCACCCGCATTCACGCGGAGGAGTTGATTGGCCGTGCCGACGGCGAGCCGAGCCGCCGTATTCGCGCCCGTTCCTTGCACGAGATCTCCGGCGGCGTCCCAGATCGAATCCGTCCCAACCGCGCCGGACCCACCGACGGCGCCACAGTCCCAGCGCCGCGTCGAGATGTTGTAGACAATGCCCTCGCCGTCGGCGCACGCGAGCGGGATATTCGGCGGGTAGATGACCGGCGTGACCTGCGCGGCCGCAGGCACCGCCAGCGCCGTCAGGAACAGCGTGAGCGCGAGAATGCGGCCCTTCATTGCCGGACCCACACGGTGAGCACGCCGCTATTGGCATTGCCTGCGGCGGCGATGTTGAGATCCAGCTTGCGCGATCGGCTGTGCCAGATCGGGACCGCGAAGACCACCGATTCCACATTCGCTGTATCGCGATTCGCGCCCTGCCCCTGCAGCACGTCCACGCCCGCCGTATCGAGGAGCGTGACATCGTAATTGTCGTCCGGAGCCAGCGCGCCGCCGTCCGGATCGGTGTCCATCCGGATGATCTCGCCGTAGGGAAAGTCCAGCGGGTTGGTGTTGACGTTGCCGGAGCCATCAGCTAGCCACGTAAACACGCACCGCTGCACGGAGCCGTTCCGTTCCGGACACGTCAGCGTCACCGTGCCGACCGCCTGCAGCGAACTGGCCGCCGGTGCCAGAAGGGCCAGAAGTACCAGGAAGAATCCAAGTCGTCGCATCATGGCGTTACAGTCCTCCGGCGTGTCTCACCCTAGCGCGAGATACACGCCCGCTAAATCTCAATCGGATCGGGGAACCCGCCGCCGCCCCCGTCCCCCTTCTTGCCGCCGAACTCAATGGCCGTGGGGGTCGCCACCGTGCCGCCGGTGACGAGAAACACCACGGTGCCAACCGGGTAGTCCCCCGGATCAAAGTCGCCTTCCAGGACGGTCTCCACCTGTGTCCCGTCCGCCCCGTCGTCGCCGTCCGCTCCAGCCGAGCCATCGTCGCCGGCCGGGCCGACAAGCAGCGGCTGTAGATTGGCGTGGCCTCTGGCGACCGCTCCGCCGCGCACGAAGCGCCGACTGCCGACAATGCGGTTTCTGCCGGCCATTACTGATCCCTCTTCGGCCCGAAGATAAGGGCCAGCGGGTTCTGCGTCCGGTCTTCGATGAGCGCCGCCACCCCTTCGGCCGTGCGCTGCGCCTGTGACGCCGGATACCGAAAGACCGTGCCGGCCACACTATTGAGCGACCGCGCCAGCGCCGCATCGATCTCGCCTTGTTCGACCTGCTGCGCCGCCCGCACGACGCTGACCAAGACCCGCGTGCCCGCCGGCCCTTCGTAGCCCCGGACCGCGGTATCGGCGTCCGTCAGCGCGCGCGCAATCGTGCTCACGTCCCGCACAACCGCCATCGTGCCCATCGCCGTACTCATGGACTCACCCGCAATGGCCCAAAACCATTCCTCTTCGTCGTCGGGCCACGCGCCCTTCAGGATGGCCGCGAGCACCGTCGTGCCGATGGCCGGTGCGACGTAGACGAGCGACAGGTCCGAGAGCGCCTTAGCCACCGACGCCGGGCTCTGGTAGTCCGTCCGGCCGTGAATCCGGCGCGTCTGCTGAAAGACGAGGTTGGCGTAGGAGTAGAACGTCAGCCAGGCGCGCATCGCCGGCCCGCCGCGCTGGATCTCGGCCATGTCCTTGATCGACCCGCCGCCCTGCGAGTCGAGCACGAGCTGATCGGCCAGCCGGAACGCCTTCTCTTCGTCGATGGCTGCCGGTCCCTGCCGTCGCATCGCGTCCATCGCCTGCTCGTAGCCGGCCAGCCACGCCGGGATGTCCGCGAGGAGCTGCGCCTTGCCGATGTGCCACATGAACGAATCGCCGAGTTGTTCCTGTGTGACGGCATCGCCCGTGACTTGGAGCAGCAGCCGATTGAACCAGCCGCCTTCCTTGCGGAACGCCTCACGGAGATCGGACATCTCCTGATTGAGATTCGATTCCCGCTGGCGCATGAACGCGGAGTTCGAGCGAATCCAGGCGAGGGTCGATTCCTGCGAGCCCGCATCCTTCCCGAACCGTGCCAGCCCTTTGAAGTAGTAGTGGTAGTCGCCGGCGCCGAGGACCGCCAGTGTATTAGCGTTGCCGAGGGGCTGCTGCGCGGCCGTCCAGGCGTTGTACCCCATCGCGGCAATCTGGCTGCCGGTCTTCATCCAATTGAACAGCTTGTCAGCCGAGGTCCGGGCCGGCACGTAGCCGTGCGCGATGTCTTTCACTGCACCCATGATCTGCGCGTAGACCAGCGGGCCGTGAGACGCGCTGATCGCCTGCTCGACGACCTTTCCGTTGAGGAGCCGCGTGACGTCGATCAATGTCTCGTGGAAGGCGAGATCATGCACCACCTGATCGACGTGCTGGCCGACCACGGTGAGTTCCAAGAGCAGCGGCATCGAGACCGTCTTCAGCCGCTCCTCGGTGTGGCCGCGCTCGGTCGTCATCCGGCCGTAGCCCGCCGTGGCCGTGAGTTTCCCATCGGCCGCGATGTCGAGCATCCCCGGCCGGGCCGCCAGTTTGGAGTCGTAGGCAATCGGGTAGTAGCCGCCGCGGAGCGTGCCGGACTTTGTGACGAGCGGCACGGCCGCCACCTTCTTCGGCTCAAGCCCGGTCAGCCGCTTTTCTTTCGCGGCAATCTCGGGCCAGAACGTCTCCAGGTAATCCCACGTCGCCTGCACGAACCGGGTATCGCGCTCGTCGAGCGTGGCCGCAATGGCTTCAAGTTCCACGGGCGTGTACTTCCGCTGCGGGTCCGTCTGCAACCGCGCGAGGTTGTCGGCGTTGCCCATGTTGAGGACAATCGCGATCCGGGCCTCTTTCGTCAGACTGAAGGTGGTGCCGGGAATCTCCCGCGCGATAGAGAACTCGGCCCGCTCGCTCCGCGTGTAGTGCGCGTCAAGAATGGCCGTGTAGGCCTTGGCTTCCTTGGTGTTCCGGTCCCGCTTCCAGTCGTCAGCTTCGTTCAGCGGCCGGCCGACGAGTTCCCACACCTTACCGCCCGTCTCCGACCCGTCCAGCTCGTGAATGAACTGGCTGAGCTTCGTGTGGGTCGCAAACCACGACGCGACGGAGATCCGCCGCTTGTCGGCGTCTGTGACTTCATGGACGCGGCCGCCCTTCGGCGGCGTCTTCGCGGCGATGTGATCGGCGGTCTCCTGCCGCACCTCGTCCAGCACGGCCTTGTTGCCGATCTTGACGAAGCGATTCTCGATGTTAGCCGCGTGGACAATCTGCCGCAGGCCGTCCGTGATGCCCAGAAACTCCTCTGTCGAGAGCGTCTGATACGGGGTCGCCGGTGTGCCGAGCGCCGTCGGGAGATCCACCGGCAGCCCACGCGCACGCTGCGCAGCGGCCCACTTCTCAGGATCAGCGGCCCGAGCGGCGAGTTCCGTCTTCGTCATCGACACGAACGAGTACCGCTCCAGGATCGCCCGTGCCTGTTCGATGAACGAGTCGCCAGCCAGCCCCAGCTTCGCCAGCTTCTTGGGCTTCGTGAGATCCCGCGCCTGCTTGGCCCGCTTCTGGATCTCGTCCTGCAACTGCATCGACTGTCGGAACAGCGCGAGGTTGAGCAGTTCCCGATGCTTGGCCGAGACCGCCGCGTCGAAATCATTTTTGCCCGCCGCCTCCGTCGCTTCCTTGCTGGCCTTGCGGGCGGCGACCCAATACGTCTGTGGCGTGAGGTTTTGCACGATGGTCCGCGAGAGCCGATCAGCCGCTTGCCGCGCGAAGAACCCAAGATCAGGAATACCCGCCCGGAGCGTTGTCACCGGAGACCGCGCCTGCATCTTTCGCAGCGCCTTCAGTTCCTCATAAACAATCGTCTCGGCGTGGTCGTTGATGATGGCCGCTCGGGCCTGCTCGTGGAGCGTGCCATCAAGCAACATCGACCCGTGCTCGGCCAGCATCCGCTCGTTCGTCAGCCGGACGACCTTCCGCGCCATCGGCTCGGCAGAAGCCAAGGCATTAAGCAGCGCATCGCCAGAGTCGAAGCCAAAGAGTTCCGCCGCCTCTGACGGTGTGAGCCCGCCCAGTTCCGTCGTCGTCAACCCCTTCGGCAGTTCCGACAACCGGCCCGGATAGTTGCTCTGAATCGTGTGCTTGCTGAGCGGGTTCGGCTTCGGGTCGCCGTCGGTCAGCGACACCCCCGCAGGCGTCGTGCCGTCCTTGATGGCCGAGAGCGCGAGATAGACCGGCTCGGCGTAGACATCGGCCTGCACCTGCGCTTGCACTTCGGCCTTGCGCTCTTTCCATGCGGCCGTGTTCTCACGGCGCACGTCCTGCAACAGCCGCGTTTCCAGCGTCTCGACGGCCTGCTGGTGGGCCTTCGTAATCGTCGCCGTGTAGCGGTCGAACTGTTCCGGCGTGTAGCCCATGCCCTCGGGCGTCAGGAACATCGGGGAGAGATCGGCTTCTTGCGCGACTTGGGCAATGGCCTCATCCGTCGCCAGCATCCGGTCCACGATGGCGCGGACTTCCGGCGAGAACTCCACCGTGGTCCGGAGGTGCTTCACGAGCGCGAGCAGCCACGAGCGGAACCGCGCGAAGGCCCCGCGCAAGGCGACACTCGGCGCTTTGCCATCGCGGACGTACGACTCAAATGCCTCCGCGAACTTCTCATGAAATGGCGTCTTGGCTTCGGTGGAGAGCGAGCGCCAGTCTGATAGCGACCCCTCAAAACCGCTCCACTTGAGCAGCGCCGCGAAGTCGGTCAGCGTGCGCGCCTGCTCTGGTGTGTGCTTGGCAGCATCGATCGCCGCCACTTCCGCCGAGACATCGGCGAACACATCGAGGAATAGATGGGCCGATTCATGGATGACAGATGACAGATCCGCCTTCTCGAACAGCACCATCGTTCGCTTGAGTGTGGCGTCATCGATGCGGAGCGCGGCGCGTTCGCCTTGCAGGAGAATGCTAGGATTCTTCGGATCGAACGTGCCCTGATTGCCGATGGCTGACTTGACTTGCGACGGCGAGAACACTGCGACTGTGCCCGCTTCACCAGCAGTCGTAATCTTCGGGAAGATAATCCCGTCGTGACCCGCCTTTTTGGCTCGGGCGATCTCCTTGACCATCTCGCGGCTGTTGTAGAACTCCATCGACGAAATGAACGGGTTCTCGATCTTCAGGTAAACCGGATACACAACGCTTCCAACTTCTGGAAACTCAATACCAAGTGATTCGTTTAGCATCTTGGCCGCAAACGCTTGGCCAGTCCGTTCCGAAAGTCCCACACCAGCAACACTTGCTGAATGATTCGCGGTGTCAGGTGTCGTCGAGAAAAACAGCGCCTTTTCGCCGGCCACGCCGCGAGTCTCTCCGGCATGCGCAACATCGAACGTATCAAAGGATCGTGCCGTGCCGTGGTACATGACCTGAGGCTGACCCTGAGCATCAACGGCCTTACTTTCACCGAACCACAACTGAAACGCGGGCGTGAACGTCTGCGGCTTCGCTTTATCGCCCTGAAAGAACTGCGCGACACGCTGCGTCAGCGTCGGCTGCTTCGCCGCCGCCGCTTGTGCCGCCGTCTCCCGCGTCACCGCCAGCCCGTACCGCTGATACACCGCCATCGGGTCCAGACCGAACCGCTGCGCCAGCGTCGTGAAGCCCGCCTCGACGAGTTGCGCGTACTGCTCGGCCTCAGCCGGCTTAAACCGCCCGCCTTCGGTGAACTGCTGGAAGGCGTGCTCAAAGATGGGGCGCGGCTGCTCGCCTTCCGTCGCCGGTTCGTCCTTCGCGCCGAGTTCCGTCGCGACCGCTTCCTCTTCCTTCGCGTTGGCCACCCCAGGCGCGCGGCGGAACTCTTGATTGAGTTCGGCAAACTGGGGCGCGATATGCACCCGGTAACTGGCTTCTGGAATCTTCAGCGCCTCGCCGGTCTGCACAGCATCGGCGTACGCCTGCTGCGAACCCGTCACGGTCGCCGCCATCTCGGCCGGGTCGATACCCTTGCCTTGGAAAAACTCGGTCCACGTCGGCAGGTCCACGTAGACGCTAGCCTCGCCGGTCGCCGCCTTCAGCGCGTCAATCGCCACATGCGGCAGCGATTGCACGGTCGTGGACTCAGCGGCCACCTTGCCGGACTCGTCCATTGCCCGCGCCGCAATCCGTGCGCCGGAACTCATGAGCGCCGTCGCCGTGACCGTGCTGACGAGAGTCGCCGCCGCTTGGCTCGGCCGCTCGGCCAGAAAGTCCGCGCCCGTCTTCTGCTGATTCGACGGCAGCGTCACCCAATCGCTCCAGTCCTGCAGGAGTGTGGCGACCTGTTCGCCGGGGATCTCCGTCGCGAGCTGCTGCCCGATCAGTTTGAAGAACGACGCGCCCTCTTTGACGCCCTTGAACAACAGCCCGACCGGAATCCGTTCCGTGGCGACTTCGACCGCCGCGTGGAAGCCCGCATGGAGCGCCGCCGGCCCAGACCTGACGCCTTGCTCCCGCGCCCCCGCGTAGGCCGTACCGCCCGTCGTCACCCCCAGACCGGCCAGCACGCCCGCCGGCCCAAACGGCGCAAACTGCACGACCTGCCCGACCGACCGGATGCCGCCATAGACCGCCTGCTCGACCGGCCCGGCGCCCGTCATCGGGCCTTGCGTCAATTCCGCCTTGACGGCGGCTATCCGCTGGGCCCCGGTCGCAAACTCGGCCGCCGTCCCGAGCGGCGTCCGGGTCGCCTGAAAGCCAGGCAGCGTCCGCGCCGCAATCGCCTGAGTCGCCACGTCCAAGTTCTCAGCCGCGGCGCGCACCGCGCCCCAGAAGCCCGCCCCGACATCCCACCAGGACGCGCCGAGCGCCCCGGCCGTGTTGCGACTGATGCGCGACAGGCTAGACAGGTGCTGCAGATCGCCCTTGACGGCCCCGACCGTGACCGCATCCTGACGGGTCAGCCACTCCGCCAGCTCGGCCGAATCCAGCAGCCACTTCCGCTGCTGGTCGCTCGGCATCGCCTGATAGGTCTCCCAGTTCCGCTGAATGACATCGGACGGCAGCCCGAGGATGCGCGACCGTTCCAGGATGTCGGCTGCCTGCTTCGGGTCGAGATCCGGCGCGAGGTTCAGCGTCGTCCGCAGCCGCGCGTCACGGCCGCGTCTGTCGTCCAGAATGTCCTGCAGGTACGGATTCGCCGGCGGCGGGACGGCCGGCGGCGGAGCCAGCGGCGCCGGTCCCTGCGGTTGGCGGCGCTTCTGCTCGCTCAGCAGGTCATCGAGATAGGGATTCCCTGAGGACGGTTGAAGCGGCTGCCCCGCCTGCTCAAGCGCGTCTTCGATGATGGGATTCGCCATGTTACCGCTTCGCCAGTCGCGCGAGATACCGCTGGAGGATCATCGGGTCATTGACCGGCAGGCCCGCTACGCGCAAGGCTTCCGTAATCTGCGCCTTCGCCTCAGCCGGCACGTCGTTGATCGTCATCTGATAGATGGGCTTCACCGTCGTGCCCCCGCCGACCGTGAACCCGACCATCGACGGCCCGACCCCAATCCCGAGGTACCGGCCCGGCGTCGTGGCCGTGACCTGTTGCGAGAAGATGTCGTCAATCACCTGTTGCACGTCGGACGCCTTAGCGGTCTTCGGCAAGAGTTCCACGCGGTCCATCACCAAGCGCCGCATCGTCGCAATCCGACCGATCAGCGTCGAGTCCGCCTTCTGCTGCGCCTCGGTCGGAGTCGCATCCACGCCGGTAAAGCGCGTCCAGGTCTCGTTGAACGCATTCCTGACCATCGGGCTCGTCCCGTCCAAGGTTTCGCGCTGCTTGTCCTTCTGCGCGAGCGTGGCGTCTTTCACGGCGAGCCGCGTCTGCATCAGGCGATCGAAGTCCTGATCGTCCAGCTCGTTGCGGAGCTTCCACGGATCAACCGCCATGAACTTGTCGGCATCGTCTCGCGCGAGATCCATCAGCCGCCAGAACTCACGGTTGCCGTAGTCACTGGTCTTCCGGGCTTTCCCGGCATAAAGGTTCGACCGGAACGCCAGATAGTTGTCGGCGTCCTCGCCGAGCCGCTGCAGCTCCGCCGGGGTCGGTTCAAACGCCTGCCGCTGGGTATACGCTGCGACGGTCCGCGTATAAAGGTCTTGCTGGAAGGACTGATAGGACTCCGCCTGTGCGACCTTCTGGACGTTGTGCTTGTCCTTCAGCCGCGCCACCGTGGCATCGCGGACATCGGTATTCTCAATCTTGTCGGCTTCTTCGATCTGCTTCGTCAGTGACTCCAGACCCAGCGCCGAGATCCGATCGGCGTGCTGCCGAGAGGCGTCCTTGACCGACCCGATCTCGATGTTCTTCCGGATCGCCGTCGCCGCTTCTGCGCTGATCTGCCCTTCAACCTGCTCGAAGTAGGCTTGTGCGCCCGCCGTGTTCCCGCGCGCCGTGAGCGCCGTGATCACCGACGTGTAGGCCGACGTCCGAAACGCGGTTTTGACCTGTTCGGTCTGCTCCGGTCCCCAGCCGCGATCCTTGGCCTGCTGGTCAATCGCGGCGAGTCCGTCGCCCACGTCCTGCCCGACCCGGCGCGGATCGTCAGCCGCCAGCCCCACCGTCGAGGTGATGTTCGTCAGCTTCGACTGAAACTCCTGATCCTGGTAGGCGTTCTGTTCCCGGAACGTGTGGCGCTCAAGGTCGAGTTGGAAGTCCGTCCCGAGCCGGCCGCGAATCGCCTCGAAGGACGCCCGCTGCGGCTCATTGGCCATCCCGCCGGCAATACCATCGGCGTACTTGTTGAAAGCGTCACGGTACTCCCCGGCCGCCCCCATCGCGTCCAAGCCCTTCCGGGCAAAGGGGCTGTTCTCGCCCGTGGACGTGGCCGAGATCCATTCCCGCAGCCGGTTCTCCGCGCCCATGACCACGAGGCGGTTCGAGCGATCGGCCAGTTCTTCCTGCGCACGCCGCTGCTCGGCCTGCTGGCGCCCGTGGAGCGCGAGCGCGTCCCGGCTGAGGTCCGCGAACACTCCCGCACTGACCGCCAGCGTACGGGCCTCGTCGCGGGCGACACCGGCCCCTAAGGCGTCCGGCGTGAAGGCAGGCGACCGCCGCATCGACGGGAGGCCCGCCGGTTCGACACGCGAGGAGTACGTGGGGACGCGCGGCATCAGAGGTGGATGAGTGACGATTGAATGCGCGGCCCAGTGCCGCCGCCGCGATTACCGAACCCGTACCGATTGGCCAGGAGCGACGTGCCCGCCCCGAGCAGCATGCCGCCCGCCGCCCAGTTGGCCGCGCTCCGCTGCGCCCGGCCGGACTCCAGCGCCGCAATGCCGGTCTTCCGCATAATGTGGGCGCGCGCGCGGAGATCCACGGCTTCGACACGGAGGCCCAGCGCCTCCCGAGCGGCATTGTTCCGAATCATCAAGGCGTCGAGCTCGCCGAGATAGGCCGTATCGGCCTGCACATCCACCGCCGAGCCGAAGTTGACATCGATCCCCGAGGCCGCTTGAGTCGCCCGCTGCGTGCCGATGAACTTCTCCACGTCCTGCCGGAACCGTGTTTCCGTGAAGCGCCCGCGGTTGATCGCGTCGTCGGCCATGATCTCGGCCATCGCCGCGTTCCAGTCGTAGACCTTCGCGTTGAGATCGGCGGCTTCTTTCTCGCGCTGCGCGGCGGTCTGCGCCGCCGAGCCCGCACGCCGGGTCTGCACCGCGCCGTAGATCGCAGTCCCGATGCCGATGGCCGCAGGAATCCAGCCCATCAGCCGCCGGTCTCCGCCATTGGGATCACACTCAGAATCGTGAGCGGCAGCGGCCGCGCCATCCGCAGGAACACCCGGCCTTCGTCATTCCAGGATGTCGTGAGCGGAATGTCCGGCACGAGGCCCGAGAACTCGCTGATCCCGTCCGTCGGCGCCGGCTGCGCCGCCAGCGTGCCCGTCGTCGTCCCGACCTGAAACTGCCGATCCGACTTCCAGAGGAGCAGCGAGGCGCCGCCCACGCGCTTCTTCCGCGCGCGGACATCGGAGTCAGCTATGTCGAGATCCAGTGTTTCCAGATCGGACTCGTAGAGCAGGCCCGCATGAATCGGCACGGTGTAGGTATCTCCGAGCGTGACCGTGCCGCTCGACACCGTGAACGTCCCGATGTAGACGCCGTTCGCCACGACGCCCACCGTCTGCCCTTCCAGATGATCCAGGCCGGTCAAGCTGGAGGCCGTGCCGCCGGAGACGAGCGACAGCGACGAATCGAGAAAGATCGCATCAGCCGCGAGTGTGCTAATCTCGCGCGACTCCAGCCGCTCGATGTAGCGCACCGTGCTGCCGCCCACCGAGCGCGCAATCACCGCGTACAGCACGTCCTCGTCTTCCTCAGGGACCACCGCCAGCGATTCGATGTCGCTCTCACCGGCTGCGGTCGAGGTGACGTGCTGGTGCCAGCCGTAGATGTCCTGCTCCCTGAGGTACGTCATCCCGAGCAGTCGCCCATCGGAGCGCCGCGCCCAGACGATGGAGTTGTCGTTCTGCTGGTAGACGA